AATATAACTTAGAACGTAACTTAGAACGTAACTTAGAATCTAACTCAGAATCTAACTTAGAATCTAACTCAGAATCTAACTTAGAATATAACTTAGAATATAACTTAGAACGTAACTTAGAACGTAACTTAGAATCTAACTCAGAATCTAACTCAGAATCTAACTTAGAATCTAACTTAGAATCTAACTCAGAATCTAACTTAGAAACTAACTCAGAATGTAACTTAGAAACTAACTTAGAACGTAACTCAGAATCTAACTTAGAACGTAATTTATAATCTTCAATGTCGGAAAGTTCTTTTTGGACATCAATATTGTTTAGTAAGCAATAGTTCAAATAAATAATCGGTAGAAATATTTCAGAATTAGTTTTAATATAATTGAAAAATATTTGAGATTCATAAGGATTTTCAGCCACCAAAACAACTGGATTTTTGAATCCACATTTCTTATAGTTCCAATTAATTAATTCAATAGCATTTTCTTTATTAAAAGAATTATATCTTCCACCATCAAAAACTCCTTTGGTATATCTTTCAATGTATTGAGGAATTTTAGCCTCAATCTCAGGTGTAAAATCTTTAATTGTTTTCATAATTTCATTTTTAGTTGTTACAAATATACTAATAATTTTCTAACAGCAAACAAATATTCAAAAAAAAGATGTATTATTTTATATTAAATTTGTAAAAACATTAAAAATGATACCATATAACACAGATTTATGTTTATCTAGTTCAAACTGTAATTGTGATAAGTTTGTTATATCTGACGATTCAGTTATTCCAAACGATACGGTAGGTCATAGTGTTTTTGGATATAGAAAAATAGTTGTTTTAAGACCTGATAGCACCACATATACATACAGTTCTTTAGTAACAGATTTAGCTGACCAATCAATTAACGTTTTAACGGCACTCGGAATAAATGACTTTAACTATAATTTTATTGCTACCGATGTTGATGGTGTGTATAAAGTAACGATATACAACTTTCCTTTATGGGATGAGGCTGTTTCGTATAACCAAATACTTAAACATATCGTATTTCATAATGGATTTTTATATAGAATAAAAGCTACTAATATAGGGGTTAATCCCGAAGATGATACCGATGAGGATTATTGGGAGGCATACACTATTTCTGACGACACAATAAAAACAAGATACGCTAAGGTTAAGAGGATAATTATCCTATGTATTTCTTTAGATGATTGTTATGAAAGATTAGTTAAAGAAGCTTTCTGTGATGTAAACGGTAATCCATGTAAGGGAATATGTGATAATAAAAAGTTTTCAGCTGCTTCTAAGTATCTAATGGTTAAAAAGGCATTATGTATTTCAGAGGGAGTTAATGACTGGGTTTCGGTAGATAAGGAAATTAATCTTTTAAAAAGTATTTGTTGTTGTGGAGGCGGTTGTTAGCAATAAAAAGATGTTTAGCCTAAAAAAGGCTTTCGCTAAGAACATAGCTAGTATGCACGATTCGGAGATATTCGGTATTAAAGGCAAGAAAGACTGGTGGTGTTTATTTAAGGACTACGTGATACTTGATGTACTAGAAAATTATAAGAAAAAATGTTATGACCCTTGCTTTGATTTTGTTTCTATTAGTTACACGATTGGCTTAGATGATTACATTGCTTTAGTTGTTGATGACTTTAAATTTGATTTAGAGGTAGGCGATAACCTAAGAATTATTGAAGAAACAGCACAATTGTCTGATATTGTTGAATATGAGATAGAATCCTTAACTACTTATTCTGAAATGGGTGAGGAGCAAGTTGAGGCTATTGATAACGCTGGGCTTAGTCAAAATTCTGTCATTATATTTTTGGTTGGAATAACTATTGTGTCTGAAATAAGTGGAAATATGGAACTATTCACACCTAAACAGCTAGTAATAAATGATAGTGAATTAGTCCAAGAAGATATTAATTGTTTAACTGGTAAGTTTTGTTAAGATGGGTAACTGTAATTGTAAACGAGGCTTAAGGGGGTATTCAGCTTACGAAATTGCTGTCGCTAATGGTTTTGAGGGCACAGAACAAGAATGGGTGGATTCTTTAGAGGATAGAAACTTTGCCGAAGATGATTTAACTTTTACCGATACTAGATTACATGATGTTGCAGGATTTAGTTTAAATATTACAAATTTCGATGTTATTAATTATTACTCAGAAGTATCTAATTCTCAATTTAGTGTTACTGTTAATGGTGATATTAATTTAAATCCTGGGGGTGATTTTAAAGTAGAGGGAGCTGGAAATATTGATTTAATTAATACTGATGGATATTTTCAAGTTCAGGTTACTGGAGATGCTGGAGTAACAACAAGTGATGGACAAATAAGTTTAAATTCTCCTAATGGAGATTTTTCTGTAGAATCTGGAGGAAATATTGATATTAATGCTACTAGCGATATAAATATTATTTCTTCTTCTGGAACAATAAACTTTACTGGAAATATTTCTTTTAATGCAGGGTTTTCACCTTTGACAGCGGAAACTGGGCTTTTAGCAAATGCCGTTATTAGAATAGCTGAAATAGAGCAAATATTAATAGATATGGCAATTATATCATAATGGATTTAGAAAGAACAATTGACCTTAATGATACTGTAAAGAAAAGATTTATACAACTTTTTTCTCAAAGAGCAAACATAGAAAAAAGAATAGGTGAAGACATTAATTTGATAGTTGAATCTTTAGGATTAGCAAAAGAGGGAGCTAAATACACTATTGACCAAAAAGAGTTTAATAAAATTATTATTCAATATAAATAATTATGTGTGCAGAAAATTGTAATGGATGTAGTGATTGTTTAGAGGTTAATTGCACCTCTGACATAACTTGTTTTGATGGAGAGTTTCAGAATATTGTAGTTCCTGAAGGCGCAACTCTTAATGATGTACTGGCTTTAATCGAACAGTATATTAATGATGAAGTAATAGACCAGTTTGTTTTTACCTTAACAGAGCCAAACACTATTGGTTTAGCTGCTGGGGATTATAGTTATCAGCAGATAGTTACCGCTATAATAACTAACTTAAATACTGTAGCATCGGACATTACAGCTATTGAGGGGGATATAACTACCATCGAGGGTGATATAACAGCTATTGAAGCGGATATAGTTGAACTACAAGCAAATCCTGTTTATTTTAAATACGTAAAAGAAGTAGAAACAACTCTAGATGGAGATGTTACAACAATAACAAAAGCTGAATTAGATGCTTTTGGTGGGCTTCCTGATGGTAACATACAGGGAGGAGGTGCTGTTTCTTTCGCAGATTTAACAATAGAATGTTGGATTCAAGGGAATGACCCATCACCAAGTGGTACATGGACTAGAGGAGATTCTTCTTCAATAGCATCTATTACAATAGATGATGCAACTGGATTAATTTCGGTAACAACAACTGGAGGTTCTACAGATGTAATATTAAGAATAGTAGTAATAGCATAAAATTATGAGTTATAAAGTATATACAAAAGGAAATTTGTTTTATGTTGTTGATAACGACACAAGCAAAGAAATAGTAGCACTTAAAAAAGATGTGTTAATTGATAGGGATTTAACATCATCTACACTTTACTTGTTTAAAGGAATTGATGGTTTTAATTCTAACAATAAAATTGATTTAGATGATATTCAAGATGAATCAGGAACGCCTTATATTGATGATGATTGGCAAAGATTCAGACAAAATGAAACAGGAGATGCTGATGCGGATATACTATTAAGTCTTGGAAGTATTGATGACGAATTAGTTGATGTGAACACCAATCTAGTTAATATAGAAAATTATTTGAATGATAATTTAATTTTACAAAAAACAGGAACAGCTTCTTTAAGTGCTGTTAGTATTAATAATACTAGCTCATTTATAGCTGGAAATAGCCCTACTAGAAAAAAAATAATTATATTTAATGAAGGTCCTTATCCATTATATGTAAAATTTGGATTAACAGCAACAACATCAGATTATTCTATTTTGCTAGGAATTATGGAAGGATGGGAGGAAACAGTATATACTGGTGATATAAACGGAATATCTACTAACGCTTCACCAACATCGGTTAAAATAACAATTTTATAATATGGGGAATTTTATAAAAAGACAAACAGATGTATATCAATTTCAATTTTTGAGTACATCACCATCAGATTCTACAGATTACTATTGTGGTTCTATTGTAGCGGCATTAGGTGTTTCTGCTGGTGGAGCTCAAGGGCGTAGAGTTAGATTTTTAAAAAATGGATTTATAACTTCTGTGTCTTTTGAATTATCTCAATCTACAAATGGAAGTGGAGAAACCGTAAATATTTATCTATATAATGTTGATACAACTATATCAACATTAATAGGTACATTTACAAGTAATTTTGGAGTAAGTACAATAACAAACTTTATTTTTAATGATTTATTTATTATGATAAACAATACTGATAAATATTCTATTAGAATACAGGCACCAGCATTTGTAACAAATCCTGCAAACTGGATTGGGTCATTTAATGTACAAATAATAAGCTAATGAAGACTTACGAAATAAAACATGAACCATTAATTAATGGTGATGATATAATAGATAAGTATAATATTTATTATTATGATGATGATGATATTTTAGTATTAAAAGAATTTATATCTTACGATGGTGTAGAATTAATCAATCCAATTAAAGAGGGTTATAATCAAATATAATTATAATGAAATTTTACACATTATCTTCTTTATTAGTTCAACTTGAATTATTGAATTATAAAAGTAGCAGTTCAACGACAAATAATTTAATTATTACTTCATCTGTAACACAAACAATACCAAGTAACTCTAATAGAAAATATTTAATTATAGAAAATACCACAAATATTAGGGTTTATTTATTATTTGGTTCTGGAGTTCCATCTACAACTAATTATACATTTTCTATCGGACAACATGAATCACAAATAATAAATTATTATACAGGGCAATTAAATTTAAGAACATCATCTGCAACATCTGTAATTGTATATTCAGAATTAGTTTAAAAGTTATGGGATTTATAAATATAACAAATGAAAATAATTATCTTTACTTTGATTTTGGTGATTATTCTGATACATTAAATATATATAATGTTCTTTTAAGAAAAGAATCTATAATTAATGTAACTAAAAAAGAAAATTGGATAGAATATTTGATTCAGGATACTGAATCAGTTTTTTTGATTCATTTCGAGGCTAATGAATTTAATGCCTTAATAATAGAAACAATAGACGGAAATGCTATTGTTTCTTTAGATGATTTATTTACTAAAATAAGGACTTTATTAAACACATAAATTAAATACTTATGAAAACAAAATCAGTAAAAGGGATAGGGGGTACGCCTCCACCAAAGAAACCACCAGTTAAGAAAAAAGGAAATTACGGTAAGTGATAAACATTGTTGTCATATTATTTACGTTATCCCTTGTTTTATGGACATTTTTTTATAGTTCATGGCATTGGTTCGGGCAACTCACTTTTGAGTTTGGTCAATCTTTTGCTATATGGGGACTATCTATAATGCTTCATGCTTTCACTAAGTTATCCGCAGAAAAAGGATTTATTAGGCAATTAATCTTTAATCGTTTAGTAAGAAATATTTATTTGTTTACTGTAGAAGTATTTCTTTGTTTTGGATGGAATCAGTTTATAGACTACTTATTAGGTAATGAACATATAATTTCTTGGAATGAATATGCTTTAGGCGGAATGTGTTTATTTTATTATGTTGGTAGATTTTTTCCTAAAACATTTATTGGAGGTATATGTTTTTTAACCACATTATTTATTAAACATATAATGAATAAGATTTTTTTAACAATTAAAAATTTATTCAGATGAGTTTAGAATTAAAAGAAGTAACAAATGACGTTAAGAGAATATTATATATACTTGAAAACGACGATAAAACAGGTAAAGAGGGAGCTATACAAAAGATTGATAGAGTGGATAGAACAGTAAATGAAATTCTTACTAGAGAAAAGATTTATAAAGCAAAGGCTGCAACATGGGGTACTATTGCAGGGGCAATAGTTTCAATGATTCTGATGGGCTTAAAATCATTAATAGTAAAATTATCAGCAATAACATTTTAATATAAAATAATGAGAATAATAGATAGAATAAAAGCCAAAACATCAAAGAAAAACAGAATTAGCGGTCAAATATCTACAGCTATTGGGGTTACTTGTGCGACAATACTTGCAGCAGGTATAGTTTCTAATCCAATAGGAATAGTTGCATTAACACTAGGAACAATACTTTTTGGTGTTAAATCAGGTCATCATGCCTTAAAAGTAGGAGATGGTTCTGTTGAGGATATAGATGAACTAGAAGTTCTTAAAAACGAAAAAAAAGAAATATTAAAAAGTATTATAAGCACTACCAATCAGGCGGATAAACTTGATTTACTAGAAAGACTTAAAATCGTTGAAAAACAAATAAATTCCGTTAAAGACAGTCTTAAATGACAAACGTTAAAGCATATAAAGACAAACAGTTATTAGATTACGCAAAAACCATTAAAGGGTTTAAATCTATTCCTAGTGATTATTGGCTATTGTTTGTTCGGTCTCAAGAAGATTCTTATAACTTATTTGACGACAAAGTTTACTTATTTAATAGTGAAAAGTTTGTTATGGTAACTTCGTGTACTACCAATAAAGGTACAGGAGGGAGTGCAGTAGTTAAATCTGACCAGTGGCTTTATAATGGTTTTATTTACGGACTACATAAAGGCAAAATGGAGTGTTTAAGACAGAATAAACCTTTTTACTTTTATCGTGATAGTAACGGAGACAAGAAAACTGATGAAACAGGAGAATTATTTTATTCAAATATTCAAACACAGTTTCATGGAAGTACGTACTTAAAAGGCTCTAAGAAAGTATTATATACAATTGGCGAGTGGAGTGCTGGATGTTTTGTATGTAATATAAATGAGGATTATGAAAAAATAATAGCATTAGTAAAACCTCAGAAGATAGTAAGTGGATTAATTATTAAAGAATTTTAGATATGAGTTGCAAGTGTAAAAGAGGGTTAAGGGGGTATAGTGGAACTAATGGTTATTCTTATATAGAAGTTCCTCTTTCTAGTGAACAGATATTAGAACTTGGATCTAACCCATTGGCTGTATTACCAGCTGCTGGAGTAAATACATACTATCAATATGTTGCGATTCTTGAGTTTAGTGTTGGTGAAGATTTATACACATTTGAAAATGACTATTTAAACTTTTCTAATAGTATAATATCTCCTAATCTTATTAGCGGAGATGTAAATTCGGTTGTTGAAGTTTCTTCAATTTCTTCATATTTAATTAACGTTTCAGATGAAGTTTCTATTAATGAACCAAAAAATTTAAATGAACCTATATTTTTCTTCACAAATGGAGGAACCAATCCTACACTAGGGAATGGTACAATTTTGATTAAATTATGGTATAAGGTAAGAACATTCGGAAGTGAACTATAAACTTAGCTCCCTAACCATCCTGTAATATCACTAGCAGCTTGATTAGCGGCAGTAGAAGTATTCCCTAGCCATGTAGCTTGATTAGCCACTTCATTAGGATTAAATCTTACGTGTAGTCTTCCCTCGGAAGCATCTTTTATTTCTATTATCCATCTAGTGCCTTTTGCTATTGGGAACAAACTACTATGTATTGAATTTACTCCTACTACACTTACCGTTGTATTTGCCTTAGGAAAGAAAGACCAGTTTACTCCGTCAGGTGAAACTGCTATATGCTTAGTCCAAGAAGCATCAATTGTTGTTCCATTATCTATATAAAGTGCCATGATGTTTTTTCTTCAAATTTAACTATTTTTTTAATTAGTTTTTTCAGGGATTGAATATCAACAAAATATTATATTTTTACACAAAATGGTAATATATTAAGAATAATATTATATTTTTGTACAAAAAGTAGATATTATGAAAACTAATGTTAAAATGAAAAGACTATTGTTTGGAGAAGAAATAAGTCAAATGAGTAAAAGTGAATTTTTTAGTGCGACTGAATTAGTCAAATCAGGAAATAGGTGGAGGTATGAAAATAATGCTCCTCCATTTAATTTAAGTGCATATTTAAAAAGTTCTTCTACTATAAGTTTTATAGATGAATTGAACAACAAATTTGGCTCTTGTGTAATAAAAGGAAGGGGTAAATTGTCAAATACTTATGTACATCCATTATTGTTTATTGATATTGCATTAGCCATTAGCCCAAAACTAAAGATAGAGGTTTATGAATGGTTGTTTGATAATCTAATAAAGTATAGAAATATTTCTGGAGATAGTTATAAAGAAATGAGTGCTGCGCTTTGGCAAAGGTGTACAAATACTAGAGATTTCCCGAAAATAATATCTAGTATTGCTTTAAGGATAAAAGAATCTTGTAAAGTTTCTGACTGGGAAACGGCAAGTGAAGAACAGCTAGAGAGGAGAGATAAAATACATAATAGTATAAAATTATTAACGAGAGTTCTAACAGATATTGACCAAATAGTTAGAATAGCCATTGAGGAAAATATGGATAAATCTGTAATACCTACAAAGGCAACACTTTTGTAAGTGTTTCATCTTCAATTATTTCTATAAAGTCGTAAAAACACGACTTTATATATCATTGTTTTTCAAGTATATAGTATATTCTTTCAATGTTTGATTTTAGGTAAAATTTCAAATCTTGAACTCTACTTGAATACTAAAATAATTACTCACCTTATGGTGTTTAATCATCTTGTCTAGGACTAAATACACACTTGTATTAAGACCATCTTCTGCGTTCATTAATGTAGCTGTTTTAATTCCTAAAAGAGAGGAAAATCCATCTGAACTTAATTCCATTTTAAGTCTTACCATTTCGATAAGCTCTCCTAGGTCAAATCTATTGAAGTCGCAGGTAAACTTTTCCATATTAAAACAAAAGCAATTGGGTTTCTTCTTTTTTTTCTTTAATATTTTGGGCGCAATTAAGTATATGAAGTCCTAGTTCGGGGTCAACCATATTTCTTAATACCTTTCTTTTTTCTTTAATGTTTGTTCCGCTTATATTAAATCCGTAAATAGTGGAACTCCCTGAAATTTTATCATGTTTTCTGTCATTAGTAACTTCAAAATTACTAATTTTAAAATTAGACCAATATATGTGTCTATGTAGTTTTGCTGTTGGTTTAATAAGAGGTTCATAATACGGTATAACATTTTCAATAACAAATTTTGTTTTCTTAGGAGCGAAGTTTTGTAAAAGTATTATTTCTTGATATAAGGACATTTCGGGGTATAAGGCTTCATATTGTCCTGCATGAACACCACATCTTCTAATATCTGAATGGCTTGGACACGGAGGAGAACTCCAAATAAAATCAAAATTCATGTAGTTTTTTAGGAGATATTCGTGAGCATCACAAACTATTACTTCATCGTTTGGAAAATAGGATTTATAAACATTTGCAATGTCATTATCGTATTCAATGGCGGTAACTTCTACATTTTCCCATAAACGTCTATTGCCTCCTAACCCTGAATATAAGTTACATACTTTTAACATAATTTTATATTTAACATTTGGGGTTTCCGTCTGTTATCTCTATTGGTTTATCATAAATAATCCTTGGGTGGTAAACCAATTTATGAACCATTAGTGAGGTTTCGTGTTGAACAAGCATATTTTTATCTGTTATTTCTCGTATGCTTAACCTACCATGTACTTCTACTTTACTGCCCTTATTAAGTCTTTTCACATTTTGAACGATATGTGTTGTAAAAACCACACACCTAAGCCAAAAGGTTTTCTGTATAAACTCTCCTGTTTTAGCAGATTTAAAGGCTTCATTAACAGCTATAATAAAAGTAGCGTATTCCATTCCGTCATACTTCAATCTGATTTCAGGAAGTCTGTTAATGTGTCCAGTAAAAATACAAGCGTTAATATCCATAGTTTACCAACTCTGTTAATAAAACGTAACTCATAAAACCTGCCACAAACGAATTAAACATTGCTGTTTTATAATTTCCTATATCATACATCCAATATGCTAACAAAACGTTTATTGCCACAAGTATTAATCCTAATATTATTTTTACCATCATAATTATTGTTTATTAAATCGTTCATATTCAACATTCCAAAATTGATGCTCACCATCACTAAACAAATCAATAACTACTTCTGTTGAAATTGGTATTATATGATAAGTTTCGCTGTTTCGTTTCTTAATGTATAATTTAGGTTTATCAAGTTCTCCGCTTGACACACTAACAGATTGTCTTTTGCCTATCTTTTTTCTAAAGCAAATCCGTAATATCCAGTTTCCCTAAATTCCAATTCACAATTCATTTCTGTTCTTGTGAATCCTAAATCAATGTATTCTTGGTATTCCATAATTATAGTTCATTAGCTTCATTAATTCTTTCTCTTAAAGATTTTTCTTTGTTTATTCTATTCTCTTTCGCTTCTTCAAGTTCCTTGAACTTAACCGAATCGTCATACTCTATCTGCCCTTTTAAGGTGTTGCCAAATAATAAAAGATTTATCCTGTATTTGTCCTCTCCAATTAAGGCTTTTCCGTACATATCATGTTTGCTTTTAAACTTGTTTTCATATAGGTATATCTTTCCCGAAACTTCATCGTTTTTAATTACTCCACTAAAATATTTTCCTTTTTCCGTATTCTTTAACCATAAAGCTATCTCATATTCAACCCTTTCTATAATACATTCTCCTCTCATTATAGGCTGGTTTCTATAGTCGTTATAGGTTTTACTTCTTAATATGCTTATGTTCGTTTTAAACATGATTTAATATTTCGTTTTTCTTTTCTTCCCACAATGAAGCAAGCTCAAAACATTCTTTTTCTACTAAATCTTTTATTACCGAATCAATAACAACTATTCTAAGTTCCTTATCTATCACTATACAATTTCTTAGGTATTCAAATGTTTTATCAACGCTATCATGTATTATAGTATTTTCTTTTTCAAGTTCTCTAACTCTTTTTGATAATCTAATATTATTGATATTAACCAATACAATGGTTATTAAATATGCAATTGCTCCTATTATACTCATAATTTTTTGTTTTTAATGAATTGTTTGTTTAGTTGTTCTATTGTTGCCTCAATAGACATAGGAAAACACGTATTTTCCCAAAGATATGTATCACACATTTTATCATCCCAATCAGGTTTAAAATATCTAACACACTCTTTTGGAGTAAGATTATGTTTAATTGTGTATTCAGTTTTTAACATTTCCATATTTCAGTAGTTCACATCATTAGACCAACAAATAATCTGACCAAGAAAAGGTTTGCTGAACCATGACAACATATCTTCGTACAACAATCCATCATTAATTGCCAAATCAATTCTTTCAATGCTTCCTAACTTCCTATTATTTATATACCAATCATTATATTCGTCAACACAAAAGTTATAAACTTTTTTAACTTCTAAATCTCCACAAATAGTTATTTGTTTAGAGCAGTATGGTTTTCCTGACCACACTCTAGGGCTAAACTTATCCCCAGCCTCCCATCTATTTCCATTTCTAATTGTATGTACTTTAGGTTTAAACTCATGTCTTGTGAAGTTTAAAAACTCAAGTTTAAGTAACACTTCGTTTGTCCTTTCAACAAAATTATTTTCCCAAATTTTCTCTATAAATTCAGTTTCTTTACCCTCTTTTGGGTGTCCTTTTGGAAAATACCTGCTAAATAAAATAGTTTTGCTCATTTCGTACAGTTTTTAAGTAGTCTTTTGATGAACTGTTCTTCGTATTCAAATTTCGGTTTGTATATCTCGTAACCGTTTTCATTAAACCAAACTATTCTACAGTCTGATATGTTTATTTGGTATTCGTTTTCTAAAATCCATTTGTAAATAAATACTTGAAATGTATAGTATGTAAGTTTAGACTTGTCATACTTTGAATACGGTCTATTTAACTTGTATTTGCTACTTGTGTCAAATTTACTGTTTGTTTTCCAATCGAATATAAACAAGTTCCCATTATATTTAAAAAGAGCATCAAAAGTACCGCAAACCTTAAATGTAGGGCTAGCAACTTTAAGTTCTAGTCCTACAATGTCTAATTTATTTTTCACAATTATATCATTATGGAATATCATAAATTGACTAAATAAAGAATCAAAGAAATATTCATATTCAATTTCATCTTTTTTATCTTCTAAAAACATTTGCACATTATCGTGAAACTTACTACCATTTTCACAGGCTACTTTATTTTTTTCTTTCCAAATTTCTAATATTTCATCAGGTGTCTTTCCAAAGTGTTCGTGTTTCTTATTAATGCTACACTTCTCGCTCATTGTAATATCGTCAAACTTTGGAGTAAGTGTTTCAAGTATCTTACTAACGCTTGTGTATTCCTCTCCATTAACAAAATACTGGTGAGTATCTTCTTTAAACTCTATTGGAAATTTGTTAAGGATAACGTCTTTAATGTGATTCATAAAATTGTAGCAGGAAACCCAACTATCCCGTAGGGTGGTTGGGAGGAATGCGACTGCCACGCTTTAAATTGTTTAACAAAAAAGGCAAGAAGTTTGCCTGTACAAATTGTGGTAATATTGCTGATGCGGATGTGAATGCCGCTCACAACATTGCTGCATGGGGTGTCGCTGTAAATACGCCCGAAAAATCGACTATGTATTGCTCTTTGCATTCGTTGTCAGGTTTAAAGCCCATCCCATCGCTTTTTAGCGTGGATGGGTAGTTTACTTTCTATTGTCGTATAGTATTTTTTTCTAGCATATACAGATGAAACCTAGCAGCACACATAAATATAGAAAAGAAATTAATGTTTAAAAATTCTGAAAATGAATCTTTAAAAGGGGGGTCTCCAGTAAAGTATCTACAACAATAATCTACCGACTCTAAAAGTAAAACTTTCATTTCTTTTTGTGATTCAGTGTATTCACATTTTTTTAGATAATAGTTAAAATAGGCTAATCTTTCTTCTTTTTGTTCTATTAAATCAACCACATTCAAAGGTTTTGATATGTGCAACTTACCATGTTTTTCACTAATAGATTCGTTTATTGTATTAATTATTTCATCAATCTTTAAATTATTATTTTTAGAAGATATTCTTAAATAATCAAATACAACTTCCTTTATCAGTTCATCTAATTCTATTATGTTAAAATGTGTCATAATTCTAGTTTTAAATTTTCCAAAGGCAAAGGTATTTTAATATTTAAAAATTCTTGTGCAAAATTTCTTATTTGCTCATGGTAAACTTCCATTTCTGTTGTTGTATTATCAGTTGTGGATTTTGGTATTTTAACTATTTCTCCTGTTTTTTCGTTAACAAGTTCACTAAAGTTAAACTGTGATTTAAGAAATGTATGTGTTTCTTCTTTTGTGTATATTTCTCCTGTAATATCTTTGAGACCATCTTGAACTAATGGGATAATCACGCCAAAATAATAGTGATTTTGGTTATTTGTACGCTTAATCTTTTGTTTTTGAATGGTTATCACAATATCTGAATTTTGAAACGAATTTAAGGCGTTAACGACAAGGGTTCTATTACGAACAATCTTCCCATTTTCCACCCTAGATATTATTTCAATTTTTTTCACTTCTCGAATCACGAAATATTTTCTCTACAAATTCAAAAGGCATAGTTGACTGGATAGGTTTGTCTTTTCCCATAATGTATATTGCGGTAAACAAATATTTTTCTGTCCTAACATCGATGACCGGAACTATTGCTTCAATCAAATTACTATCAATTAACATTTTGTTATCTAATATCTTATTATCCGCACTTGGGATTTCAAGAACTTTTATTTCTACTATCATAATATTTTATCTAATCGCTTTTTAGCGTGAGTGGGTAGTTTATAATATTTCTTTTATTTCAATTCCGTGAATATATCTCATTAGCTTTTTCTTTATTTTATAAACACCATCTTGGAATATCTTTGATGCTTTAACGTCTTCTACAACTCTATTGCCATTAGTATCGTCATATACAAAATCAGCCACATAGTTAATAGACATCTGAATAGATTTTTTAACTATTTTAGTTTTAGTTTTAAGAGCAACTTCAACCTCCTCATACATGGCAGGGATTAACTCAAATTTAACCTGTTTCTGAAGATTTGAAATCATTCCTTTTTGTTGCATAAAAACAAGTTCATTGTATCGTTTAAACTCTTTTTTACTGTCAAACGTATCATTCCCGCTTACTACTTTTTTGTTTCCGTATTTAGAACGTTTAATTGGCTTAAACATTATTTCTTAACAATTAAAGAATCTTTTGAGTACTCTATTGTGGGCAGAACAAGTTCCTCTCCATCATCTGTTACAGCCAATAATCCTTGTTGTTTAGAAAAATAAGCCTGTTTATACTTTTCTTCAATTTCTGATAGTTTATTCTTTGCATCTACCCACTCATCAATCATTTTAAAGTTAAACCTTTTTGAACCTACTCTCTTTTCAAACTTAATTCCAGAAACCTCAAATGTGCTTTCGTATTTAGAAGCTTCTTCTATGGCTAAATCCTTTATCTTATCTATAGAATTACCAAGTAGTGTTTCTATCTTTTTTAATACCCCAAAAGCCTCTAGTGGGTCATATTCTCCATTGCTAACAGATTTAACAACAAAGTCTAGTTGCCTCTCAACTTCATCAATAGTTGATTGTTTCATAATATGGTTATGAAAAGGATTTGGTTCATTCTGTGATACCTCGTACATTTCTATTTCTTGCATATATCTATCAATATCCAAGTTTTTGTAGTTATCTTCCATAATATTATTTTTTAGTTTTTTCAATTAATGTTTTCTTAACTTCCTCACTAACATCATACTTATCACAAATAAAATCTAGTGTTGTTTTATCTTCAATTATTCCGTTAACTATAGCAATAAATTTACTACTGCCAACTTCTAGTTTTTCTTTTGGTTTGGTTATTTTAGGAACTTCTTTATTATCAGAGTGGTCATTATCTGCATCATCAATAGATCCAGTAGGAACAAGGAAAGTGTAAAGCATTAGGTATTTTAAAGCATATGTAGTTGCCTTTCCTGCGCTTTTATCCTGTGTATCAACACCTTGACCGTACCCGCTTAAAGTGATACTTTCACCACTCTCATGGGCTAATAAATATTTAGTATTAACCTCTGTAAATACTGATTGTTTTGATTTTGTTCCGTACTGATTAGTTTCATCCCATCTGTCAATCTTACATTTAGCATCAATATCAATAGGAAATAGTACAAGTCCGTTTTTTTGCATGGATTCACCAATGATTTTTTTAACATCTTTGTCTGCCACCCCCTTGTATGCGGATATTCCTGTTCCGACACTTAATGTTTTATCAATTCCTTTTACTTCTTGCATTACTTTTAGTACTGCCTTAGTTAAATTACTAATTGGTTCTTTCTTTTCCATTTCTAGGTATTATTTTTTCACTTATTACTTTTTTAACTCGTTTTCTTTTGATTGGATTAATGATTTTTCCATCTTCAAACTCGTAAGTTAAATTTAGACTAGCGTTTTGAAATTTGTTTTTCATTATTATTTTAGTTTTTTTAACATTTTATTAAGGAATTTCTCGTTTTGAAAAAAGATTGAAATACCATTAAAAACTGAATTAGTATTATTAATATCGTTGATGGCTACAATTTTATGAGAAATGTTTTTTTTGTTTAAAAACAAAATTGATTCTTCATTATATTTTATTACGATGTTTTTCATATTAAAACTTATACACAAATATAATAATAATTTTCTAATAGTGAACAAAAATATTAATTTAATTTATCTTGATAACAAAAACTTTTCTTCTTGCATTTCTAGTATTGTTATTTCAGTTATATTGGAAGCTCTAAAATGTTTTTCGTATTCCTCCTTTGAAATAATTTTGCAGGTTTTTTGAATTTTAGTACAAACCTTTGGAGGTTTTGCGTTTTTGTTTATTTCAATTGCCTTATGTTTACAAAAGACCAATTTGTCATCAACATTATATACCACTCCATAAGTTGAATCCGAAATATTTGAAACTACATAAGTCTTCCCTGTTAGATAATTAAAGTTGTTCTTAATTAAGAAATTAAACAAATCGCTATCATCCAATGGTATTGCGTAACACCTATTTTTTAAGTCTATTTTCATTTAGTCGAATTTAAAATCGTATTGTATTTTACTACTAAATTTCACATTATATATTCTCACATTTGAGAATTTAATCTTATCAAACTTTTCTTTTATATGAAACTTACTGTAAAACTTTTTAAATAGTTTTTGTTCTTGCGCCTTAGTTGGAATCTTTCCGTCTAGTAGTAGTATTGGTATTTTTTCCATACATAATGTTGTTTTATGTTTAGTTGATAGGGTAACTGATACCTCTACGTCTGCGATAAAAAGTTCAGGATTATTTTGTGTCATTCGTAAATTTTATGTGTATCAATATCGGTATATACTTTCACTAATCGTCTTATTTCTTCTCCAACGTCTATCGCCATTTTAAGCCTGTCATCTGTATCAATCAATTCTTTTTCTTGAAGCTCCCACATCTTATCCATCATAGCAGACGTGAATATCTTTATTGATGCCCTAAAGGCTTCTTTTGTAAAGTTTGATTTTTCTGCTTTAGAAGCCTCAAATTCTAGTAAAGTGTCCTCAATCTCACAAAGTATTGGGCTTAATTTTTCTCCTATCATATTTTATCAAAATGATAAATTGCTATAACAAATTTCTCTAACTCTATGCCAAAACACAAAATTCAAATGGACTGGTACTCCCTTGCTGTTAGATTGTTTTATAATTTCTTCACAAATAAGTGTAGCGATATTTTTACCAAAACTATCAACTAAATACTTCGCCTTTTCGTGTATGAGAACTTGAAAATTTCTTTCTTCTCTTTCGTCTGATTCTTTAAGTAATCCGTCTACATGTTCGTTAAATTCGTCAGGAGTTATGTTATAAATACTTTTTTCATATTCAACACCAATACCGTATTTTTCAAATTCAAATTCAATATCTCCCGAAGATTCATCGGATTTAGAATGTTCTAATTCTTCGATACGTTCACCTACTGTTCTAATAGCATTTAACAAAATTAATTCTGTCCTTTCATCAAATGGAATATTGTGTAATTTGGCAAACTCTTTTGATGCTTCTATTATTTCTTTTTCTTCTTTTCTCATAATTTATTTTTTTGTTTTAAATTTGGTTTAGTATTTTTTTATTTAATTCTTTAAGTTTATTATTCTCGTCTAAAAGTTTTAAGTTAATTAACTCTAAGTCAGCATTTCTTTGTCTTGAAATTCTATACTCTAACATCATTTCTTCTATTTTAACTAAAACATTTAAAACATACCTAAGAGAGCCTATTGTTCCCTCAAAAGATTCTATTAAACTATCGTTTCTGTTCTCTTTACTTTTTAAAATTAACAACCTTTTTTCAAACAAATTAATTTCTAAATTTAAAGCATATTTAGACATATTATATTCCAAATCTATTAACGAAGTATCAAACTTTAACCCCGTAAAAGGTATCTTTTTTGTTAGTTCAAATACCTCAAAACAGTACTCTCTTAAATCCATTTGAGGACTGGATAAAACAACTTTTTCTGTAAGTGTGTTTTCTATTAGTTTATTTAGATTCATATCCATTTTTTATTTCTACCATTTTTTCTAATTTAATCATTTCTTCTTCCGTCATGTTTATTCTAATGCGTTTATTTGTATATCTTGTGGATTCTGACGAACTTTCGCACGAAAGTAATATAAATGTATAGGTTAGCAAAAGATAGTGCGTTAAAACGCATAACGTTAGCTTTAACCTAGAATGGTGGTTCGCCACCAGGCATTTTAAAAAAATCTTCATATTCTTCATATCCGTTTGTTTTTAATGATTTAATCTCTTTAGTGTAATCAATATCCTCTTCTTTTTCTTTTGGTTCGTAAAAGTTTATTGATTCTTGTTTTGGCTCACTTTCTTGTTTTTGAATTAATATTTCATTTCTTTTTATCGGGTCATACCCACCAATTGTAAATCCAAGTCCGTAGTTAAAGTCGAGAGAAACAGGAAACTCCATGAGTGTTGGTTTTCCACCAGTTCTATTTCTTTTATTTTTTTTGACATGAACATAGGTGGTATGGTTCTGTGTTTCATGTTGAGGGTATCGGTGTATAACCCAAAAATCATCTGCCCTATTCGCAAATGACTGTCCTCCCTCTGCATCAGCTTTTTTTGGTGGTTTCATGTGTCCAGCCATGCTATGTTCTTTTGGATGAACCCCAGTGTTTCTTCCGCTTTCAGTTGATGGATGAAGTGAAATGTAAAGTGTTTTTCTGTTTTGATTACAAAATGCCCTTGCCTCATTCAGAAAATCATAATTATCTGAAAATCCATAGCCTCTTTTAAGTCCTGTGTATGGGTCTATAAAGAATCCATCAGCATCTGATTCTTTGAAAATTAATAATAATTCTTGTGGTGTGTATATTTTTGAATTATCTATAAAATCAAACCAATGTTCTATTTTCATCATGTACCTTGTAATTTCTTTTTCTGAAAGGTTATCGTATTTTATTCCTGAATACATCTGAATTAAATTAATCATAACTTCTCCTACTTCATCTTCTCCCATCCAAAAGCACCATTTCAAATTATGATGAGAACTTAAAGCTAGAGCATACCAAGTAAACCAATAACTTTTACCAACATTATCAAATCCAAGAATCATGTTTATTTGCCCACGTTTAAATCGGATATATTCATCTAAAAACCTATTTTCTATGCCTAACCCCATTTGTATATTACCTGACTTTACGCCCATCAAGTAATCTATACTATGCCCCTGTTTTAAAATCATATCTCGTTAGGTTTAGCCATTTCTTGATAAACATCTTCTGGATTTCTTTTTAGGACTTTAACTTGATGGTCAACCATGTGCTTAACGTCTTTCGGTAGATTTAGATACCAGTCTCTTGCTTTGGTTTTTTGCTTTATACTAGATTCCATAGCGAAGTATTTATCACCATCTCTTCTTCTTTTTGTAATCCAGTTTCTAAGCGTTAGATTAACCGAATTGTTTTTTTTATTGAGGTCTTTATAGTTTTCCATAGCCTGAAAAATTTCTAGTAGCCCCTCTTTGGAAAAATCAGCTTCAAGCCGTTTAGCTTCTTCGTTGGTAAGAGGGTCTTTCATCTTGGAAATGTTAGGACATGATTTTTTTATGTACAAACAAATTGGGTGTATGTATGATTCCTCCGTTTTCGATTCGGCGACCCCCTGCCCCGACCCCCGATTAGAAATGTTTGAAATTTTAGTTTGTAAGGAAATAGAATTATCCTCAAAATGTTTTTCTTTTGTAGATACGTTAGTATCTATTTTAATATTATTATCAGAATCAGAATCAGATAAGGGTTTTTTAGGTTTTTTTAGGTTATTTTTAGGTTTTGATGGACGACCTCCTTTTTTGCCGTTTTCAATAGATGTAAATCTTCTCTTATCGTAGTATTCAACGTTTCTTTGGAGGTTTGGCTCTATCAGCTTCCAAACCAATTTAACCGATAGGTTATTTAGGTTATTGATAGGTTTCCCTAAATGGTACTCAAACAATAACCTAAATATCAACGCTTGGTCATTTAGGTTTAGTTCAGAAATGGCATCCCACCATTCAGTTCTAATAATGAAAGTTTCTTTCATATATCAAAATAAAAAAGGTTTATTAGGTATATTATTATTCTCAATTTCTTGAAATTTTTGAAGTTCTCCCAATAAAGAATAATAATCTTCCCTTTGTTTTGTTAGAAATTCTAGTTCATTGTAAATTCTATTAATAAATTCATTAGAAATTGCGGTCATGTATAAATAATAGATTAGGTTTGGAAAATTTCCGTTTCTAGTATAACGACAAATTGAATCTAATAAACTTAATAACCCTTTTTTTTCTTCTTCACTAAACTTATCTAAAAGTTCAATAAGTTTAACATATTCTTCCTTTTTAGTTATTAGTTTTTCGTGTGTATCGCTATGGCATTTTTCACAAAGTGTGGTTAGTTCCCAGTTTTCATACTCCCATATAGAAGCATTTTTCCTATATTGTTTATGGTGAACATGGAGTGTTAACTCTTTATTTCCACATTCTTGACAAGTAAACTCATCTCTATTGAGTATATCTAATCGTCTTTTTTGCCATTTAGCACTTTTAATTTGCTCGGAATATTTCATGATTAAAAAAATAAGTCCGTTCAAGACAAAGGCTATTCCCTACCGTAAGGGCATCATCTTTACTAGGACTTAAATTTTTGAATTTCATATACGGTATTGATTAATAGCTGGTACAAATATAGTAATTATTTTTAGATTAATTAATAATAGTTAGTTTTTATTTTTGGCAGGTGTTTGTATTTATCTTTTTCAAGTTCTTCCTTGATAATTTCGGCAAACTCACTCATTTTATATCTACCTATTGAGTGGTGGTATATTGCCTCAACTGGTTCTTCGTATTCAAGTTGTTTAAGCTGTTCTTTTAACGCAAATAGTGGTTCTTTAATATGGTTTTTTGACTTACATAACGGAGAGATAAGTTTTTCTTTTATAAACCCATTTTCAGCCTGTTTAATGCGTTGTTTTAGTTCTTTTTTCCTGTCCTCTATTATCCAACTTTCCATTTGGTACTGCTCCATCCAATAATTTATTTCTTTTTCTGTGTATTTCATAGTCATTCCTTAAATGGTTTAAAACATTCCTTATTTTAATAAGTATATTGATATTCAATATGTTATATTTATTTCGTTATGTTCCATAATTTTAGAATTAACGCCGTTTTTTATAATTTTTAACTGTTGACTTTAAAACAAGGTCATGTTCTTCATCCATTTTTATAAGTGGTTCTTTTTGGCTCAATAATCCAATTAAAAATTGTATGGTTGTATTTTGTTCTTCCGTCATAGCAAGTTGAACTATTCTGCCGTTATCAGTTGTAATAAGTCCTATTTTTCCATCTTTTATAAAGTTAAATTCAGTATCTTTCATGTTTATTTTTATTTAATTTAATTTAAAAAACTACTAACATCTGTTATCATTCAACGTCATTTTCGCAGATTCGGGAATGCTCTCCTTTTGGCATATTGAATATCCTCTGTAGTTTTTCATAAACTTTTTAATTTGTAAATAGATAATTCTAATTCAGAAATACATTTACTCAACTCATTTTTCCTATTTTTATAATATTCAAAGTTTAAAGAATACATATATCCTCTTTTCTTTTGAATTGAATCAAGCTCTTTTTTAAATTGATTTACTTTTTCTTTAAGTAACAGTATCGCTAGGTGGTTACTTTGTTTGTCAGGGTAGTACATACTATCGTTTCCTGTATAATAGTTTTCCGTGTCATCGTGAATTGTTGTTTTTTTTAAATCCATAATTATTATTTTTAATTACTAAATCGTTTTGTTGCGTATATATTTAGTTATAAGCCATTAAAAAACTCTACAGCTTGAAACTCTTGCACAAATTCACGAATCAGTTTTTCATTTTGCCAAACCTGAATGCCTCCATAAAATGTTAATCTCATCTCTTTTCCAGTTACACCGCATCTTGCAAACAAAACTTTTTCTTCAACTCTATGTTTGTGCAAGTCTTTTAATTCTAATTTTAGTTCTTTTAATTTACTCATTGTTTTAAAAATTAAGAGGTTACATTATCCTTGTTAGCTTCTTTCTTCTTTCCCCATGATGCATCTATTTTCCAATCACCAGCCATTATACAGCCATAAGGCATAATCTCATCTACAATTTCACCAAGTCCAAATTCTGCCATTTGTCTTTTTACCATTTCAGCGTTTTTGTAAGCACTCGGTAATTCTGAAATATCAATGTTGTTTGAGAAAAATCGAACATCCAACCCTTTAGTTTCTTCTGCAAATACATCTTCAATAGTTTGGTGTGCCTTGCCTCTTTTGTGCTGTCCTCTGCTTATATTTCTTCCTGCTCCATGTGGTGCAAATCCTAAATTATTTTCAGTAGTCTTCCCTTTTACAATTAATACGGGTTGGCTCATATTCAACGGAATTAAACGCAATCCATTTTGGCTATCAGGCACAAACCTATCATCAAGTGGTGTTGCTCCTTTTGCGTGGTAAAACAAATCACCGTCTTTGAATACAAAGTTATGTTCGTTCCAAAATCTGTTCAATATGGCTGCTTCTAATTTTTCGGCAGTTGCATTATGAATGGTTGTATGATTCAACTTTGTCCACTCTCTTACAAGTTGCAACGCTTCCCAATATGTTTTACCTTCAACGGTTTCAAATGGCAACCATGCGTTTTTAGGATGTGTTTTTGGGCTTAACTCCTTTCTGAAACATTCCGACAAATCCATCCCTTTTTTGTAAAGGTTTGCACCAAGCCCCCTGCTTCCATGATGAGTTACCATCATTGTTTCGCCTGTATTTTTTGAAATTCCAACGAATAAAAAATGGTTTCCATCTCCCTGCGTTGCCAAGTGATTTTTAGCAAAGTTCATACTTCTTTCAGTTTTCAAGTATTCATTTGCTAAAAGTTTTTCTTCAAACTCTTTTGGTAATTCAGAGTATTCGTTCCTTCCACCACCGCCAAAATGAGTAATTGAATGTGCTGCATCCAAAATAGTTTTCGGTTCAATATTGCCAAAGTTTGTCATCATAACGGAGCAACAGATATCTGCCGAGTGCCAAGATGGATGTATTGCATTTTTAACAACTACAACACCACCAACAGGTATTTGCATTTCACCAGTTGGACAAGCATCTGGCATTACACATCCTTTTACTACGGTTGGTGTTACCATAATTTGTTTCATGGTATCAATTACCATTTCAACATTACTTTTTTCATCTTCGTTTTCAGCCCTAATGTTTTCGTAAAAAGTGATGTGTTCATTGTGTGGCTCAATGTGGATGGGTTGTATGCTATCCATATATTGCTTTATAGCATCGCCAATTAATGCATTAGTGTTAATATGTTCAATAGCATCTTTGAACAATTTATTGGGTTTGTAACCCATTTCGATTAAATCATTTCTTGTAATCATGTTTATTATATTTTTAATATTCCTATCTTAAATACCTTTTTATTGTTAAATAAACATTTAAACTCATTTTTTTTATTTTTAAGTTACTAAATCTTTTTGTTGTGCTCTATATTTTTTCACCACTTTTTGTGCTTCTAAAAACTCTAATTCAGTTCACAATAACAGAGATATTAAACAACCTTAAAAATACTGCTGGTAAGAAGACATAAAGAGAAATGCCGAGTATCTTCTTAAATGTTGATTTGTTTTCCATATTGATTTTTATTTTAATTATTAATTTTCAAAATTTATCTTTAATTCTTTCAGCATAATATTCAATTTCTCTTTTCAATTCATCCGTGATTTTAGACTTATTTAGCTCTAAAGTGTGCTTATAAGGTTCAAAAATAAAGTCTATTTGTTCAATTTCTTTACAAATAAGAGTTCTAGCATCCTCTGGGTCGTCTGAACAATCTTCAAGTACATCTTCAAATTCTATTTCCAATTCAAACTTATCGCCATTATCGAATGATACTTTAAGTGTATCTCCGTGTATTTCTACTTCGGGTTCTTCACTTTCTACCACGTACACATCTTCTACTTTTACACCTAACTTTTCGGCATTTAAGTAGGCTTGGTCGTAGTTAGTGTAGAATGTTTCGTTTACTTTGTATATTATCATCATAGTTTTTCTTTTAATTTACTAAATCTTTTTTTACGCATATATTTTAGTTATAAGCAAGTGCTACATTTCGTTTCCAATTGAGCATTTGTCGTATCATTCTTTTTCTTTTCTTTTTTTTGCCACCGCACATTTAAAAAAATAAAGACGGTTGAGCTTTAATAATATCGGTTCGTTTGTTTCCCATTTCAACATACTTTTCTTCAATGTCAAATCCTATTGCATTTCTGCCTTCTTTTATTGCCATTGCTACTTCTGTTCCACTTCCAGCAAAAGGAATAAACACTAAGTCCTTTACACGGCTACAAGTCAAAATTAAAGCCCTTGTAAGTGTTTCAGGCTTACAAGTATCGTGTTCGTATTTCCCTGTTTTATGCCCTTCCTGTGAAAATTCTAATACTTCCTCATACTTGTTAGGGTTGTAGAAAAATCTCCTTGCTTTTTCGTATTCGTCAATAAGTGTTTTATATTCTTTATCAAAAATATGTTTGCCCCACTTATTTTGAACTTTCAAATATTGTTCTTCCGTCATTACATTATCTCCATTCAGCCAATTTGAAACGCACCCAGTTAACCCTCCTGTTCGACTTGGAAATAACTCTTGCACCTCCTTTGTTTTTATGCTGTAAAATTTCAATTTGTAATTTAGGTATTCAGCAAATGGATTTCCTTTGTCAAATACTTTAGCAGAATACATCAACAGCCTTTCGTTATGTGTATTAAAAGTCCTTGCCAAATCAGGGCTATAATATTGATATTGAATGCTATCCTTTTTTCTCCAAACCAAAGAGTTTTCCAAGTTAAAATACTTATCAAGTATTATTTGGCTGTATGCTATTTTCTTTGAGTTGCCATACCAAAAAAGTGTTCCATTGTCAGTAAGTAAGCGTTTACATTCAATAGCCCACTTTTCAACGTCTTTCAAATAGTCATCAAATGATTTCCATATAAAATCAAATTCACCTTTCACTTCAAAATATGGTGGGTCTGCAATAATCAACTGCACCGATTTATCAGGTAGTTGGTTATTCATCCAGTCATTGTGATATATTTTATTTACTTCCAAATCTTTATTTTTAATACCCACCACACAACTACGAGTTAGAAATTACCCTTAAAGTTTCACCGACATATTCTTTTGGTAGGTCCCATATTCCAGTATGATGCCACAAAGCATACTTTTCATTTCTGCCTTTGGTTACAGTAATGGTATCGCCACTTTTTACTACAAAAAAATCTTTCTGTTCATTTACCCCTAAAAGAATATCAATTTTTGCCTTTGCTTCTATACACCACATATTATTTTTTTTAAGTTACTAAATTGTTTTGTTACGCATATATATTAGTTATTGGCAATACTCCGAATAAGCCCAAATCATTTCATCATAATCAGTTGCTTTTTCGGTATGTAGCAAGAAAGGCTCTTTTTGAAACATTGTTATATTATTATTTTTCTCATAGGTTCTAAATCCCAAGTTTTTAAAACCTTCGTGCCATTTTATAATTGAAGCATCGCCAGTATGGCAAAGGCAACCAACTTCAATCCCTATTTGTTGAAGTTTTTCGTAGTTTTTTTCATCAACCCAATAAAAATTATTGGTAAAATACTTTTGTTTAAATTCTGATTTTGTCATTGTTTTGATTATTAAAGCACTACGCACAACACACAATATAAAACATGCTTGGCTTCGTGCGGTTATTAAATATATTCTCTCGTTTCTTGTCCTACAAATAACATATTTTTCTTGATGTCCTACGATTTTGTCTAATAATTTCTTTAATTTTCATAGTTTTAATTTATTTCTTGAAGTTCAAATTCACTGTTAATAATGTCGCATTTTATGAACTCGTCTTCAAATTTATTGGGATAATACAAATGTGTTATGCTAGAGTTGTTTCTTAAATTTAAAGTCCAGCTAAAAGCCATTTCTTCTCTCATTATTTTTCTGAATTTATTATCGTTTTTAACAATTTCAGAAAGTTCTTTATCTATTTTCATGTTTAAAAATTAATAAATGACTTTTTTATGATTTTTTACCTGCTTTACTGTTTTTATGTGAAAAAATTCATCTCTTGACAAACAATCTCTAAAAAGAAGCGCATTTTTCTTTTCACAAGGCTTGCTTAGACAAATCCAATAGTCATCTTTTGAAGATATAGCTATATAATTACTTGTTTTCATGATAATTAATATTATTTTCTAATTTCTCTAAGTCTTTTTTAAATCCATCGTAAACTAAATTCTTAATACGCTCACGAAGATTTTTTCCGTAAATAGAATACAAATAATCCCATTTATCTTTGTCAAACTGTATTGATTGATTCGTTTTATTATTCATGCTTTATTATTTATATTACAACTTTCGTGAGATGTTCTAAAATACACCACATATATTTTAGTTTAGGCTCTATTATTTCTATATTTTCCACGGTTTAATTGTTTAAAATTAACTCATTAAAGTAGTATTCAATTAACTTCTTTAATCTTTTTCTAAGTTCTTTCTTACTTTCCGCAGCAATTAACTTAATATCGTCATCCTCAAGCTCGTCCGAGCAAAATTCAAATATAGTTTGCGACATCTCTCTCCTATCATTCCGAACTATAACGTTTGATATATGTTCAAACTTATCCTCAAATTCATGTAAATTAACTTTAAAATCTTTCTCTTTCATAGTGTTTTATTTTTTAGCGTTAATTAATTGGATAAATAAATTTAAGTTGAAGCTATCCCAATAGTTTAAGATGTCGGTTAACGTGTATATTTTACGTTGTAACCTAACAACCTTTCTCCTTTTTTTATACATATTTTTATACATAATACATAATAAAGAATTAAAAACTGTAACTATCTACATATTTATCAAAAACTTCCTGAACCTGCTCAGGTGTATAGTGTTTTTTAAGTGAGTTCAAGCTGTCCTCGATGTCCATCGTGAAAAATGCTTCATGGTTTAGCAACTCGTATAAGATGTGCCGCTCAACCTTATTAATTTCTTTATTTTTTTTCATAATTTCCCCTCTTTAATAGTTCTTTATTAATTAAATTTATTCTATTCTCTAACATCCGAGAATAACGACAACCATTACCTTGTGACAACATTGCCACACCACTAAAGTGATACAACTGTGACACCGCGTAAGTTTTTAAGAATTTTATTTTAAACATAATCTTTTATTTTTAATTAATAATTCTCACCCAACAATTCAAGTAATTCATCCTTATTCCATTCAGAAGAGTTACGAATAGCCTCAATTTCTCTGTCATCGCATTCACTTAATAACTTAGTGTAAGTAGTGTCGTAAGCTCCATCAATGTCGATAGTACCTATTCCATTTTTAACGTCATTATCTGTAAGCCCTACACTATTACCCGAACCATCAACATATACTAGGTTATCGTTGATGAATAACTCGTCAATGTAGTTACCTATCTCATTCTCTCCAATAAAAGTAAGATAACCTGAATTTTTGAATCTACCACCTCTACCTATATGAAAGGCGACAATTTTTTTTTCATTTGAATTTTTCATTTTCTTTCTTTTTAATTTATTAAATTGGTTAAAAGTTAATTATTTTGCCAATTCGTAACCACATTCGTCGCAAAGCCCTACTTCCTTATCTGTAACTTCTATCTCACAACTACAAGAACCACAAAAAAACTTTTCAATTTCCTCACCAACATCAAGTGTGTCTATTTTTTTTTTAACCTCGCTTTCAGCTCTATCGTATTTTTCAAAAAATTCTTTCGTGTCCATTATTTATTAATTTTTTTCATTTCACTGTATATTTCATCATTTGCCAAACTATTTCTTGAGTTTTTCCATCAATAAACTCAACATTTTTTCTTGCTCTACATATTTTCTTTTCTGTTATAGCAAAACCTTTTATTTTTGAAATTTCAACAACAATAGGTGCTTTCAATACTCTCCCATTTTCTAAAATTTTTGTGTTAGCTGTGAAAGAAATTAACTTATCTTTAACAATTAATTGTGTTGGTAAACCAATTAACATTCCTGTGATTTGATTAAATTTTTTCATTTTCTTTAATTTTAATTAATAATTCTTTTTAATTTTTTCTGATAGCAAATATATATAATTATTTTGATTCAAAATATTCAATTGATTATTTTTAACAAAAATTAACATTTATAACCAAACGCAACCCCAAATGACACACACACTATTATAACGACACACCAATTATAATAATAAAGTAAATAACCAACATAGTAACTATTTATTGAAAGAGAAATATTATTGGTAACACCCTGATTATCAACACTTTAGCTAATTTTACATCATTTTCTACTCTAACTTACAAGTCGTATTATATTCATTATCAAGTACTTATTATTAGTACGTAATACTACTATGTTTCACGTGAAACTATACGTATTTATACTTTTCTTTACGGACTATACTAAAACGATACACTAGTAGAATTAAGAATAGTATAATTAACAATATACGTATAGTAATAACAACCATAATGATTAGCTGATTATACTAGTAACTAATGCCTAATACTAACCAATAATACCTAATACAGTAAGTAATTAATAGCAGACTTTCGGTTTTTAAAGGCTAGGGGTAGGGTTTAGGTGGGTAGTACCCACATTCCAATATACTCTATTACATTCCAATATACTCTATGTAGTACCCACGTTTTAACATTCTCTATACTGATATAATATTACCGCTATACTGATATATTTAGAAATTAATATCAATTATATTTGTGTTTAAGTTATGATTCTATTAATGTTTGGTTATATGATTTATTGTATAAGTATGTGAATCTATTTTCATATTCAATCACTAACAACCACTAATTACTAGATACTAATTACTAGATACTTGTTTATCTGTGTTTTTTATCTACCTATTCTTGCATATAAACATGGTTTACGAACTATCTTATTATACTGTATTCTACTAGTATGATAATACATCTTATTATTGATTATATACACAAGCTACATAAGTGTTTGGTTACTAGTTTATTGAGTTGTTTTAGATTATAGTACAGTTAAATATTAGTTATATTTTTTATTAATATGGTTAAATATTTATACATTATGTTAAATAGAAATTATATATTTGTTCCATGAACGAGTTTGTAAAAAGGAAGGATATTGAGATTGATAGGTCTGAGTGGGGTCTTTTTAACATAAACACTGGTGAGGTTAGGGAGAGGTTTGGTGTTCTTATTGAGAGAAGTTTTAAGAACTTAGATAAGGTGCATACAAATTATAATGATTTTAGCCAAGTAAACCATGTTTATCTTAGGGGTTTATATAACTCTGGAATGGATAATCGTTGTTGGAGTTTATTATGGTTTCTTATTGATTATTTAGACTATAGGACCAATATTTGTTTTTGGAGATATTCTATTGATGGCAAACCTGTAGAAATACCGATAAGCAGAAAAATGATTTGTAATAGAATAGGATTATCCGTTGGTAGGGTTAGTCAGATATTTAGTAAGATGATTGAACTAAACATTATTAGAGAGGGTTATTATTTTTTACATGGTATTGGTAAAACAAAAGTCATATTTATGAATCCAGATTTCATTTCGAGAAGAAGCGAAAAGCCTATAGAAATAGTTAAGATGTTTGATAAAAAAGGTGTAGTTCCTAATAAAAAAGAAGATAATGATTGATTTGGTTAAATATGTTGATAATATGAGTAGTCTTCAAAAGTTAGAGGTTTATATGGACTACTATGTGTCCATGCTTTCTCTAAAACTAAACTTTCACTTAGTAGATAAAACTAAGGATAACTGGAATCATGGGTATGGTGTTCCTTGTAAGGAATATTTAGGACTTGCTTTTTATTATTTATGGAAAGATTTAAATATTAAAAGTTTTGATGAATTTATATCGGGTAAAAATATTGTTGTACATGATATGGGTGAATGTTGGAAAGAAAATGGATTTGCTCAAAGATTTAGAACAGAATATTATGGAATACATGATTGGTATTGGAAAAAAAAATCCCGTATAGAAAGTAGTTTAAAATCACTAATGACTAATGACTAATGACTAATGACGAAAGATGCTTTTACTGCTCTACCGATGTTAGTGTCTTTAATAAGAGCGTTGACCATCTGTTCCCCAAGTCTAGGGGAGGCATAAGAAGTAATAATAATAAGGTTATTTCCTGCATGAAATGTAACCAGCTAAAAGGTAGTATGGATGTTAATGAGTTTTATGAATCCCTTGAGCTAATGATTAGATTTGAGCATAATGTACATAATAGAAACATAGCCGAAATAAAAAAAATAAGAAGCAACATTAGAAAATATCTTAATGCCTAATGCCTAAAAACTAACAAATAAAATGGATATATTCGATAAACTCGTAAACCCATCCTTTAAGGAAACTCCAAAACCAATTCCTTTAAGTAAAGAATCTTTTAAGAATAGAGAAATACTTACATCCGAATGGAAACCATCTCACGAACAGTTTGAATACCCTAAAGAATTTGTTCGATTTATAGACAGCATTAATTCAGGTTGGCAAAATAAGATTTATTACGAACCTTTAGAACTGTATATTGCACAGGCTAGGTACTGGCTAGAAGATGATACAGATATTATTGACCTAAACACCGAAGAAGAACAAAGAGAATGGCTAGAACAAGAAATTGAAAGAGGTAAGGCTAACTCACTATATTTCTGTAATAAATACGGTTATATAAAAGAAGATAAGGCGGAAAACGGTATGCTTAAATACCATGCTTGGGATGCACAACAAGTGCTTCTTTTTCTTTTTGATTGTGGTTATTCTTTTATGATAGGTAAGGGTAGGCAAATAGGGTTTACTACCACCATGTGCCTAGCTGGTATGATACGTGTTAACCTATTCAAGTCATACTTCATAAAGTTCGTTACCCACACCATAGGGAAAGGAGAGGAAATATTTAACGATAAAGTAAAATGGGCTTTCACTAAGATTCCATCATACATAGCACAAGACGTTAAAAACTGGACAGGGAACATCATGTCTTTTGATAAAAAAGGAGAAAGAAAAGGTAGAGATTCAGGTGGAGGCTCTAGGTTTCAGGTAGATACACCTAAAATTGATGCTATAAATGGGGGTTCGCCATCAGCTGTTTTTGTTGATGAAATAGGTCTTATGAGTATCTTTGGTGATATGATGAGAGAGGGAAGACCTGCCCTATTCAAGTATGACCCAGTAAAAAAGAAGATGATTATGCAACAGCAATTCATCGCTTGGGGTACATCAGGAGAAATGGATGCTGGTGGGGCTGTATTTGAATCTGAATTTAACGCCTGTCTTAAAAACTGGAAAGAAAAAAACTATGCTTACGGAATAATACCACTATTCTTTAATGCCTACGCAAGGGTAGGGGTTACTAAAGAACACATCGAAAATGAAAGATTGGTTTACGAATCTAAAAAAGGAAGTAAAGACGAAGATAAAGCTAGAGTACAATTCTTTCAACACTATCCAATCGTTATCGATGATATGTTTATCCGTAAGTCAAGAACGCTAGTGCCTATTTTTTATTGTAATAAAAGACTTGATGATATTTATAATAAAACACCAGCAATAGAATATGGTTACTTTGAGCCAATAATGGATGTTTCCCAACCAACACCAGACTTATTTACCCCTTACAAAATTATAGATGCTAGGTGGGTTCAAACAAGCGGTGAGGACGATTCAAGGACTACGGCAATTATCATAAACCACCCACCACAAGGTGAAGTATGGAAACATAGATACTACCAAGGAACTGACCCCATAAACTCCGAAACAGGACACTCTAAAATGTCGTCAGCAATATGGGATTCACTAACAAACTCCGTTTCAAGCATAATATTCTTTAGAGAAAGAAAATTTAAACAATGTTATTTGCAGGTTCTTCTTCAAAGTCTTTATTATGACCAAGAAAAAAAAGGAGGAGTGAAAGAACTTATAGAAAGCAATATTGGGGATATGCACCTAGACTTTCAGGAAACACACGGATTTAAACATAAATTCACATCTAACGCCTCAATACCTGACTATATGCAAACACCATCCGGTAAATGGTTCGGTATAAACAATAGAACAAATACCGCTTCACACATCATAGCCAAACTTGAAGAAATACTCGAAGCATACTCCGAAAATATAGATGTTCCTTGGTTCTGGACACAACTTAAAACTTTTATAGAAAAAGATTTAAACTCACCACAAGGTCATAGACAAACAAGATACCAAGCGGCCGACCTTAGATACGACTACGATGATGCCATATTCTCCATAATCTTCGCATACATAAATGCTGTAAGCCATAACAGACTAATACCAATAAATATTAAAGGAGAAGAACTAAATAAAAAAACTAGAATTAAAATAATACAAAACAGACAAACAAACTGGTCGCCAAGAAGAGCCGAAGTAGATTCTAAAGGAAGATTAATTAGATACCTATAGGAATTAGTACTTAGGCATTAGTAGTTAGAAACTAATAACCAATACCTAATGCCCAACCACTAATGACTAAAAAACTAACCACTAATGACTAAAAATATAACATACGAAATACTTAAATCCGAACTTTGGAGAATAAAAACACTTAGAAGACCCAACTATGACCTTTACCTGAAAGATAAAAACGGAGAGTTCGTTAAAGCACTAGAAGCATACGATAAACACATAAACAAAATAAAAAGTTTTGTTCTTAAAAAAAAGAAAACTACTAGATTTATTTCTTTTACTGAAAGTTTAAATGTCTTAAATAAATTATCATCACCAGCATTAAGAGTTCTTACTTTCTTTGTTACCGTAATGGATAATGATAACGTTGTTAATGGGTATAACTATAGAAATATAGGAGATTACTCGGATGTTATTTTTGTACATATCCCTAAAGCTATAAAAAACCTTATAGAACATAACGCTATTAAAGTAATGATTATTGATAACAACGCTAGAAAATACATGATAAACCCAACCCTGTTTCTCAAAGAAGATTCAGACGATATATTTAGATTAATGAAAAAGTTTGAAGAATTTGATGTATGTTAAAATCTTAGATATGAAGAAAAAAATAGTATTAAAATATCTTATTGAAAACAACATAAAACACTTTGTTATAAAGTATTTTGAATATGTAGAAAATATAAGCGACTTCCGTATAGAAAAATATCAAGTTTTTATTGATAGAAAACAACAAGTAGATTTACCACTAACTTGGTATAACGAAAGCTACTATCCAACACTTAGAAATAGAAACCTAAATGAAAGAGAACTTATGTTTTTTAAAGAATCAATCGAAAACTATACACAAGAACGATCAAACAAATATGGTAAGGTGTTCGTATTTAAACAACTTTAGAAAAAGTAAATTCTAGTTGAAATTCTAAAAGCTCCTTTAATTTTAAAAGAGTTTGTTTTTTTAGTTTTTCATCAACAGAATCATCTAAAGACCAAATTAAAAATAAGATATGCCATAAATCCTTATCATAAAACTTACACAACAAATCAATCGTCTTTTGAGTAGGGTTCTTCTTCCCATTCTCTATTGAACACAAATAAGATACAGATATACCAATACCATCAGAAGCTCTCCTTAGAGATAATCCACGCTCTAGCCTTTCGTTAAGAAAAAATTCAGATAAAGTCATAAAAAAATGTTAAATGCAAATATACTAATAATTTTCTAATAGCGAAGTTAAAAACTCTAAAAAAACGAATATGATTTTATGTTAAATTTGCAAAAGTACTACACGGTGTAGTTAATTATTATTAATTCACACGGATTTTTATCGGTGTATAATTTTATTTATTATGTTTACAAAACTTCCGAAAGGAGAGTATGGAGTTGCGGTTATCGCAAACGACATACAAGCTTCTGATGTTTCTTTTGTTGGCGGTGTTCTGTCAATAAAGGATGATTCAGCAAACACGGCATTGTCGCTTAAAACGAGTGATATTTTGTCGTCTTCAAAAACTGCGTATAGTGCAGGAGTATTGTCTATTAAAACAATAGACTTTTCATTAATTACCCTTACAGACAATGGTAGTTATTTAGTGGTAATAGAACTTCCATACAGACAATCTTTCTTTGGTGGCGGAGTAGAAACAAATGCTCTTATAAAAAGTAGAAGTTATGTAGGTAGAGTTGGAGCCTCTCCAACAGTTCAACAAGTTCGTGATGCAATTCTTGAATCAATTCAAAATGATGCTGAATCTGGAATAGTAGCAGCAGCTGTATCTACTGATAGTATATCTATAACTATGACAGATGTTAATTCAGGTGATACTGTTCTTACAGTTCCATCAGGAGCAACTATAACTGTAGGAACTCCATATACTGCTCCAAGCGGAAGCCCTACAGAAGCAAAACTTTACATACCAGTTGCATCTGTTGATGATGCAGGAACTTACACTAAGTATATCATAAACTATCGTAAAGATATTAAAATGAACGTACTTAGCGGTCAAAATGCCGTTAAACACGAAAGTGCAATAATCTTTATTGAAGAAACAGCTACAGATTTTGCTGCATCAGTTGCTCTAATTGATGGTGCTATTAATAAATCTTTACTCGGAACAGCAGGAACTAATTGTTCTGTTGTCGAATATGGAGATGGTAGAGATATTACTACTGTTATTAACCTTGATAGTGTAGTTCTTGGCGCACCAACAGCGGGAGGTAACTCAGCTCATGGAGCATTAATATATACATTTCCTGCTGGATCTCATGTACATACAGCTACTTATATGTCTGTTGGACTTACGACTGGAGGTGTAACTACAGATACACCTGACGTTGGTGTAGGTTCTGTAATTGGAACAGGAGCGGTAGCAGTTCTTGGAGGTACAGCTACTTTTGAAGATTACATTACTGGTCAAACAGCTGCAAATTCGGCAGGAACAGCAACTGTTAAAACAAGTGTTGCTACAGCTGGAGCATTGACTGGGATTTCTATCAACGAGGCAGCATCAGCTAAAACAGTACATCTTAACGCAGCTGACGGATGGAACGCAAGTGTTACAGGAAACCTTGTAGCTAATGGAAAAGTAGTTCTTAAATGGACTAAAATGTCTTAATAACCTAATTAGCTAATCGGTAGATATGCTGGTTAGCTAATTAATTTATCTTTTATGGCAAAAGAATTAGATGTAGTATTATTTGGTATAGACACAAGCCAAGACCTAAAAATAGAGTTCCCAGAACTTGCTAATCATGAAGTTTTTAAAAACTTACATCCAAGAGAAGTGAAGTTTTGCTGGCTTGTAGGGAATAGAACATCTCCATTATTTGAAAAAAAAGACCATGAAAAGATAGAGACTGCTCTAAAATCTTGTTTTCCTAATTATTTAAAAAAACAAGAACTAAAAGAGTATTTGAATGGGAATATTCCTGACCATATACAAGCTGGAATAAATACCATGAAAAAGTTTAATGTTGAACTTAGGCTTCGTGCTACACTAATACAACATTATATTTTTGATGAACTAAATTATATTATCGGAATGCGCTCAAGAGAAGATATTATGGAGATGTCATCTGATGAACTTAAAAAACATTCCGACTTACTCAAGGGAATAGAGGAGAAAATACCCGAGATGGTTAAAAGAATTGAGGATGGTAACGGCGTAAAAATATACGAAAGAAATACCAAGAAAAGAGTATTGGTTAGTATTAATGATGGAATAACAGCATATTAAAAATGAAAGGTATTTTTTATAATAATTCAACTAGACCTAATAGGTTAATCGAAAGGAAAAACAAAAAATATCATTCCGACATGGCTAGGTATTGTCTTCAAACACTAAACAATAGTTCGTATAGAAGATACATACAAAAATGCCTTATAAATTACTCTTTCTATAGTGGTGGAGATGGACAATGGATTCTTGATGATGATACCGTTTCTTTCTTCCTAGATGAATCAGGAGACATCAGAAACAGACTTAAATGGACAAAAAATGTTCTTAAACCAATGGTTCAACAGTATAAGGGAAACGCTGTTAGACTTTCCTATAACGCACAAGCAGAATGTATATCCCCTTTCGTTATAAATAAAAGAGAGCAGGAACTAAAAAGAATACAAGCCTTTGAGGTAGTTTCAAAAGCTTCTCCATACTTTAAAGATATTATAAAAGAACAAATTCCTTTAGGTGATACCGAATTTGAGACAAAAGAAATATTTGACAATTCATTTGTTGAAGATTATGTTAAGGATATAAATAACATGATTGATTATGTCTCAACGGAGATAAAACTAAACGAAAAAATTAAACATAACTTAGCTAGGAATCTTGCCTTATACGGTTTGGCTATATACAAAGGATATGAATTTAATGGAAACTATGTTGGTGAAGTAAAATCACCTTTCTTTTATGGATGGGATTTATCGGCAACAGAATCGGATTTTTCAGATGCAGAATATATGTTTGAGTGGTACTACATGGATGCTCCATCTATATTTGAGAAATACCCACACTTAACAAAACTAGAAAGAGATGCAATAGAAAAATATTCATCAGACCAGTCAAATCAGAATATGCATGAGTTTATACATGATATTCTTGTTCAGACATCAGGTAAAGTTCCAGTATATGAGGTTTATTGGAAAGATACCGAAAAAAAGGAAGCAGGTTATGTAATGGATGAGTTCGGTTATCCTTACTATACATATATAAATACGGGAGAAAAAAATTCATATACCGATAAAGACCTTATAGAGCCACCTACAGAAAAAGCCAAGTTAAGGCTAGGTGATAAAAAAAAGGAAGTTGTTTATGATGGGCTTACTAGATATGCCATAATTATTCCGCAAGAAGAAGTAGGAAATGTTGAAGAAGACATACTCCTTGAATGGGGGATATTACCTTTTCAAGAAAAAAACCTTAGAAAACCATCTGAAACATATTTCCCTTATAAGGTTGAGGCTTGGGATTATGAAAGAGGAGAAATACTTACACCACTTGATGATGCTATTGACCCTCAAAGGTTCTTAAACAGAACACTTTCTGCTATTGAATCGAGAATGTCTAGTATGCGTGGAACAGGAGCAATCATATCTAAGGATGCAGCAATAGATGGTGAAGAAGATATTGTACGAAACATGAACTCCTCAAAACCTGTATTTGTTGATACCTCAAGAACCGGCTCTGTTCAAAACTCGATTGGAGAATACGGAACAAATATTTCGGGAACACTTCAAATGTTTCAGGTAATAAAAGAAGTGCAACAAAGTATTCAAGATGTTACAGGGGTTAATGAGGCAATGACAGGAACGCAAGGAGGAGCAGACGTACTTGTTGGTGTTGTGGAAGCACAAATACAAAGAGGCTCACTTATTCAAGAACCATTTTACGCTAAATTAACATCAGTACTAAGCCAAGCATATAACCATATTGCAACAACAGGAAAAGCTATTTATGTAGATAATCCTAGGCAACTAACCATTATGGTTGGAGATGAGGGGCATAAAAGAATTAATCTGACTAAAGAACATTTACTCCAAGATTATAGAATAACAATCAAGCGTTCTGAAACTAAAGAGCAAGGAATACAGGCTGGGAATCAGTTATTATTTACACTTCTTCAAGCGGGTCTTTTAGACCAAACACGTTTTGCTAATCTGTTTGACAGGTCTGATTCAACACTTATAGCACAATCTTTAAGGGAATACCAAAGAGAGAAACTACAGGCGCAGTATGAGATGGATAAGATAAATGCTCAAAGAGTTCCGCAGATGCAACAGGCACAAGCAGAACAACAACAGATGATGGTTGATGAAGCTAATACTCAAAGACAAGCACAGGTTGATGATAAGTTATTAAGCCATGAACTTGACATGGAAAAGACAGAGTTTATGGAAAACTCTAAAACTCAAAGAGACCTATTAAAGAATAATCAATCTATTTAATTCTATTAAGTTATTTTTCTTATAGTTATCATATTTTAGTTGAATTAAAACTCTAAAAAAACGTAATAGTTTTTTATTTAATTTTGACAATAAATATATTAACTATGGCAGAAGAAAATATTGATTCCAAAATTGAGATGTTGTCCATACTATCGGAGTACCCGACAGACAACCCAATGGTTCAAACTGAAAACGACACAAAGGCTTTTTTAGAGGCGATAAAAGCTGATAGAAAAAATGTCGGAAAACAAGAGTTTGAAGAAACACCTAAAGAGCCTATTACTAATTCAGATGAAGAGGTAAAAAATCAAAATGATTTAGAAGAGGGGGATTTAGAGGATGAAGAAACCGAAGATGAATCCATTGAAGATGTAGATGACATTTTTGGTGTTCTAAAAACAAAGAAACCCAAGAAAGAAATTAAGTTAAATTTTGAGCCTCCAAAAGAACTCTTAGATTTAATTAGTAAGAAATATAGCATTAAAGATATGCCTACATTCTTTAACTCTGTTGACACTTTTAGAAAACAGGCAGAGGAGGGTGTTAAGGCAAAGCAATCTTTAGAGCAGATACAGAATTACTTTAATTCTATGCCTCCCGATTTAGCTAGAGCAAACTTCCTATATGATTCGGGGGAAGATTATACTACTGCTTTTCAACAAAGACTGGACTTTTCACAAGATTTTGAAAAACAAAACATCGAGGGACTTGTACAGCATTATTTCTCTAAAGAATACAGTGAAGAAAAAGATAAGCTAGAAAATGGCGACATATCTGATGCTGAATTTGATAGAAGTGTAAAACTTTTAGCTTCAACAACAAAGAAGCTGTTTGACAAAGACAAAAAATCGTTTAATGATAGCGTGTCTAAATTTGAGGAAACGAGAAAGGAAAAAATCCAACAAGTTAAAACCTCTGCAATAGATTCCGTTAATCGTTTCAGCGAAGAATACCCAAACTTCAGTAAAACTGAACTTACAAAGATTCAGAATATCTTGGTTGGTGGTGAAGCCGATAATTTGCTTTTTGAATCAGACGGAACATATAAACCTGATGTGGCGGAAAAAATTGCTTTTGCTATGTATGGTAAAAAGATGTTGGAGAACGCTAAAAAAATCGCAGAACGGCGCGGCGAAAGTAAGGCTAGGGAGGAAATAGTTGATTTGTCTGATAAAAAAATAAAGACAAAAAATCAAAACAGTAACCTTAATAAGGTTGATGAGGATTTAAAATCAATTAGCCATCTCTTTATCCCTGAAAAGAAAAGCGTCTTTGGTTATTAATTAATAAATAAAAAAAAATGTCTTTAGTAGATTTAAGTTCGGATAATTTTTCCAACAAAAACATGAACCCAGTAGGTTCTGAGTATGCGGCAACGTATGGTCATAACTTTGATTTAAAAATCCAAAAAGAAGTAAACAGGAGACTCTTTGATGGTAGACCGTATCAGTTTATGGATTTGCACTTACTTAATAGATTGAAGTATGAAACTGTTAATTCAGATGAACACTTCTATCAAGAGATGGGATGGCAAAGAGAAGCAATTATTGCAACTGGAGCAGCAGCTGCTGTCAATGCGCCAACAACACAAACATTTACTGTTGCTTCAATTAATACAGTACATACAGACGTATTGATAACATATCCAAATGGTCAAAAAGGTAATATTGTTGATGTTGATTCATCCGCTGGAACAATTACAGTTGCTCCTTTCAATAATAGTTCACTACCTGCTGTTTCAGCGAATGATATTTTTGGGAATCACTCATCTGTTGACCATGCTGGTTCAGAGGGATTTGCTGTACACCAACGTTCAAATATCATCGAAAGAAGTATGTATGTTCAGTTGTTTAACAGAGCAATTAGATATGATGAGGTAGAATTAAATAAATTACGTAAAACTGGTACAACAGATAACTTTATCTCTATGGAGATGGAAGAATTGTTTAACCAGCATCGTATTGATATTTCAAATGCTTTGTGGATGGGTATTCAGGGAGAGGTTCCTACTTCAAAAGGGAAGCCTGCAAAAACAACAAAAGGATTATTTACTTCTATGATTGAATCTGGCTCTCCTAATGCGATAGGAGTATCTAATGCTAACTTGGTATCGGCATTTGAGGATGTAGTATTTCAATCTGAATACGGGAAATTTGGTAAGGTTCGTTTTGCGTTTATGACACCTGAAAAGCATAGACAACTTAGTTTAGCTTACAAAGGAGAATTGACACAATATGCTCCTAATGATACATTCTCGTTGTTAAATCTTCAACAAATAAACTTAGGTTCTTCTATAATAGTTCCTGTGTCTTATTCTCGATTTAAAGAATCTTCTTTTGGGGAGGCTTTCCAAAATCGTATCATAATTGTTGATATGGACAACATCACTCCTTGTCAAATGTGGGGAGAACGTTCAGGTTCAACTCCTGACCTTGATTCTGATGGAACACCAAAAAGATATAAAGATTTCTATGTAGATTGTAATATTGGGTTTAAAATAAACAACCCACTAGCAAATGCTTACGTAGAAACAGTTTAGTAATAACCTATTGGAGGGGAAATAAATCCCCTCCTTTTTAAACTTAAATAAAATGCCAATAAAAAGAGTAGCAGAAAGTAAAGACTTATTTCAAAAGATTCAGGAAGAAAACAAATCTTTTGATTCAAGCAATGAGAAAGCAAATGTTCAGGTAAAGGAATCGGATAGCTTAGAAAATTTCAGAAAAGAATTTGAGGAATTAAAGAAATCTTTTAAATCTGTTTTAGAAAAAAACGAGAAACTTGAAAATTCTTTAAGAAAAACCAAAGAATCTAGCAATGAAAGTTATCTAGAGGATTTAGCTGATGATTGGGTAGATGAGGGGGTTTCGTTTTTTACATATACGTATAAAACATCTCTTTGGGGGGATAAGCGTAATGGAACATATATTCCAAATCCGAATAATGGTGTAATATTGTTTAAACCGCTTCTTAGAACTAAAAGAAATGTTTCAGGAAAAAGAGGTTCAGATGTTGTTTCTGTATCAATGTATGTGTCAAATTCAAAGAGAGAGATAGAATATTTACGTAATCATTCTAAATATGGTATTGCTTTCCATGAAACATTAGAGAAAGCCGCAAATGTGGATTATTCTATGGCTATGAAATTGTCTGAATGTAATAATTTAGTAGAATCTCTTAGCGACCAACAGGTTATAGTAAGAAGTCAACAAGAAGGATTAACTCTTTTGTCAGATGTTAAAATTATGAGACAACGACTTACTGAAACACTTGCCACTAAATCAATTAAAGGTGCAAAAGAAAAACTGTATGGTCATTTGTCTAAAGCGGACGAACGAGATAGATTAATTCAAGAAAGTATTATTAATTCGTAACTGAAATGATTTCATCACTAGAACTTAGAAAACAATTAGCTTTTGCTTTAGATGCAGAGAATAGCGACCATTATAGAGATGATTTAGACTATATGCCAGCTATCAATGCTTCTATAAAATGGCTTACTGCTGTTGTTGGTTCTGCTTTTGGTGAAAACAAGATTGGTGAGGAGTTCTTTCGTGAAATATCTTACTCTGGTGTGTTTCAGCCTGATGATAATTCTCGTATTTCGTTAAGTGTTTTTCCTAGCGAGGTATGGACTATCTTAGCTGTTTATCCTAATCCTACTACAAGAAGTATTTCAGCAGCTCCAGTAACGCTTACAACACAAAGTTACTTTAGGAGTGATTTAGTTCATGTGTCAGCGAATAAGGACTGTATAAGAAAGGGTGTAGAGGAATGGGCTAGAGTAAAGGATAACCCTTTAGAGCAAGGATATGATGGAGACCAATTGTGTAGTGGACTAAAAACGTATGCTTATTTGAACCCTATTAATTATAGGAATACGAATACTGGTGTTCATTCTTTAGAGATAGAGATAAGACCAGCTCCTACTTTAGCTACTGTCTTTTGGGCTAAGAAACCTGTTAATATAACAAATATAACAACTGGACAGATAGAATTTCCGTCCAGTTGTTTTCAATTGTTGTTTGATAAGGCTTTGTTTTATATGTCGATGAAACAGGGAGATGGAACAAATATTTTCAGTATATCAAGCAATGACATTAGTCAACTATTGAGTGTTATCTAATTAATATAGCGCGAGAGTTTTGAAATTATTTTATGCTGAAAGATAATAATATCGACACATTCGTTTACTTTTTTTAAAAATTTTTCATGGGATTCCTTATCGGTATCTGCATGAATTTTTAACGATTCTGAAAAAACAGAACATAATCTATTTAATCTATCTAAGTCTGCATTTTTAAATTGAGACAGCGTTGATTGAGTTTCATTAATTCTTAAATCAATATTTTCTATTATCCCTTTTATTTTTTCCTTGTTGGTTACAACATCCTTGTAGTAAAAATAATCAAACGTTCTGCTTCCTATTGAGTCTAATATTTTTTCATAAGTAGTTAAACTTAATCTAAATATTTCAGAAGATTCTATATGAAAAGAGATTAACTTATCAGAATCAATCATTGAGAATGAAAGAAGTAGGTCTATAAAATCAATTCCATCTTTTTCAAGTAATTCCATAGTTGTGAATACTGATGGGGTTAATCTTTCTGCTATGTACGTTAACTCGTTGTTGTTATAATTATCTTTCATATCATCTGTTTAGTTTTATAGTTAAATTTGAGCCCATGTAAAGGACAAGTAAGTATTCCGTCTATAGGACTAACCTGATTCATCTTAAAACCACGATGAGGACATTTACCATTATGAATACATTTGTGTTTCAATTTGCTGTTTTTAATTAATTCTACTGGTGTTATTTCATCAAATAACTCACTAACAACTGGAAGTTCAAGGTACTCTATTCTTCCGTGTTTGCCAACTTCTCCTCTTGGTAGTTGAGAAAACTGATATAATGATTTATAATTTGGTTTTCTTTTATCTATAAATCTAGTGTCTTTGTGGTAGTGAATTTCTTTTTGTCCGTTTTCTATGTCTGAATGTGGATGATTTATTATTGGCGTAATTGAAATTGTATTTTTATATACACTATTTAATGTATAAGGTTCTAAATCTAGCCACAAAGTTTCTTCATCAATATTTTCTTCGTGAAAATGGTAACTAACAAGACACGGAACTAAGTATTTTTCTCCTAGTTTAAGAGGTCTATTAACTTGTTCTACTTTTTTCATAAATCCAAGTGTTTTAACTTTCGTATTTTGCTTTTAACATATCATTCTCAATTCTTAGTCTATGAATATCTGATTCTAAAATACACTTTTCTTTATATGTCTTATTTAATCGTTTTAGATACAATTCACTTAGTCCACTAGACGAATTGGTTATGTTTTTTTCGTTTTTATTCATTAACTCCATTATATTTGAATACATATTATCAAGTGTTTCAATTTCTTGTTTTAAATATTCTTTAATTTCACTATCTGAATTTATAACAACACTTGGTGGGATATAGTCTAAATATAGAATCGATTCTTGGTGAATATTGTTTTTCATTGTTTTTAGTTTTCTATAATCAATAAGAATAACACCATCTTGTTCTTTTACTTGTTCTACAAATCTTCGGTATGACGAACATAGTAATTTAAGTTCTTGATATTTGTTGTACTCCTCAATTGTTATTTTTACTTCGTTATTTTCCATATTATCTAGTTTATTTGGTCAGTTCCTTGGTGGTACCTGCCTCCCAATATAGTGTTTACAGCAAATGGTCTTAACTCCTCATCCGTCCTTTTATCGTGTGGTACTATTTCCCTAAACCTTTGAATAAGTTCATTTATCTCTCTGTCGCTAATTTTATTAACTTGAGGTATCAAGCCTCTAAAAACATCATCATCACGCAAAGTGAATCTTTCATCATACAATTTATTATCCATTTTTTAGTTTTTATAGTTAATATGGTTCATCAAACCCATCAAATTCTGACGATGGACTAATAACTTTAGGTTGATTACCACCAACTTTAGATATATTCCATATTCTTAATGAATTATACCATTTATCTTTATGAATTTTACCTTTAATATTAAATTTAAACATAACATCATCTCCAACTTTAAAGTTATCCAAATAGGTGCATTTATCCTGTATTAACTCAAATATAAGCTCATCACTATATTGTGGGTTTTGGTCTGGTACTCTTATCACTACTTCTCTTTTACTAAATTTATCAGATATAACCATAGTATCTAAAATTTTAATTATTTTACCTTGTCCTTGTGCTTCCATATTACTTATTATTTATTTGATTTTTATAATTTTAAATGTTATATACTTGATTAGTTACAGATGTCTTAAACAAAACACCATCACTAGATGAGAAGCAACTATTATCAAACATAATTGGTGCTTTATACTTCCGTGTAGGACGATATTCTTCAAGACCTACGAACTTAGGAAAGTCGTTAAATAATTCACCTCCCATATTAATAAATACTTTTTCATTATCGATGGCTATACTTCTATTTTTAAATATTAGAATACATTTTGGTTCACTAATTGCAGACTTTAATAACCAATAAGTATTTCCTGTCTGCCTTTGAACTTCAACTATATTAATTGTTTTTTTCATATTTCACTTAATTAACATTAACCTATCAATCCCTAGAGAGAATCCACATCCTCCATTATAAAACCCACCACCACATACTTGTTTACTAGACCCTAGTTCTTCACACAAAACTTCAAATCCTTTTCCGTCATTATAGTAGTCAAGCCCTCTCTTAACCTCGTAGTTAACCTTAAACGAATCAAAACTAATATCATGTAAAGTGGATAGTAGTTCTATTACTATTTGAACAAGTGTGTTATTGTTTATACTATCATTGGGGTTTATTATTTCTACTCCAAGTTGGGTAAACTGTCTGTATCTTCCTTTTTGTGGTTTCTCACCTCTGAAACATTCTTGAATATAAAAAAGTTTAACGTTTTTTTCTTGTTTGTATGTTTCTTTAGACAATTGTTGAATAACACTAGTATATTCAGGAGATAAAACAATATCCCTGTTACCATTATCTTTAAAGTTAAACATTAGATTGTTGTTTTCTTTTCCAACTTTATTCTCAAAAGTTTCTTTAAGTTGTATAATAGGAATTTCTATTTCCTCAAAACCATAAAAATAAAGAACGTCTATCATTTTATTAAGTAACTCTCTCTTTTTGTTGCCTATTAGTATTCTAGTTCCCTTATAAGTTTTTTTAAGTTTTATCTCTTTCATATATCTAATTTAACATCAATAAAATCGTATCTTAATTCTAAATCTGCAAATAAGTATTCATTAGTCTTTCCGTAAGAAAACAAACTACACTCTTGTCTTTTTCCAGTAGAATTTGTTCGTATTGTAGTTACTATTCTCTCACTCGTATTAATTTTATTGTTTTCATCTGAAAAAATTGAACCTACTATTCCAGTTTTTAAATCCAATAATCTTACTATTTCTTCCCATACAAATATATGTTCTTCATTTGTAAAATATTCGTTTTTTTCACCATTCAATAAATTATGGTATTCTTTATTTAATCCGAGAAGAGTTGGGAATTGAATTTTACCGTCTTTAAAAAATCTATAAGTATAACTATTTGCTATACCTTTTAAAGTATTTTGTCTTTCTATGTATTTTTTTAACTCCATTTACTTATTTATTAGTTTATTCAAATCAATTTCAAACTGAACAAAGTCTAACTGTTCGTCTGTTAGTTTATTTTTTACTTGCTTTTGGAATCTATTAATAGAATTAATTAGTACTACATTGTTTTTTTCGTTATCAATATACACATCAAAAAAAGAACTTATAAGTATAACATCGTAAGGACTTAGTTTAATCTTTACTTTTTTAATTTCTTTCATACTACAAGTATACTAATAATTTTCTAATAGCAAACATTAATCTGTACTTTTATTTTTGTTTTTTATTGTTTTTTTTCTTAAGATTTTTAATTCTTTGGTTAAAGTAATACTGGTGAGATTTTGTGAAATCCAGTTATCGTTTAGCTTCTTACTATCTACGTTAAGAAATGCTATTGCTTGTGTTAATCTACTCATGATTTGCAAATTCTCATTTTAAATACAAACTTAAGTCATTTTACTCCCATACCTATATCAGATGAATTAAGAACACTAATCATACTACCATCACAGACTTTAATCTTATTATGTTTAGTGAAAGGAATAATAGTAGCTTTAGGATACTTTACTTTTAATTCTTCTAGTTTAAAAAAAGAAACACCAATAAACCATTTAGAAACAATCTCTCTCTTATAAAGATTAGTTGAACGGTTTAATATTTTGTTTGATTTAGATACACTAAAAGAAGTATGTTTAGATACGTTCCTAGCTGATGTTCTTATGGTAGGAGAATATTTCTCTATTAACTCGTTGTTAGCAACACAATTTAATCCTTTTTTCATAATATCTTTTAGGTACTTATATGAAAGTTTAGGACATGACTTTTTATCTGTTTGCTTTAGGTAGTTAATAGCTTCAATTCTTTTACCTTTTTGTTTTATTCTGAATTGTTGTCTTCTTATTACATTATCGAATGTTATTATGTTTTCTATTTCTATTAATATTCTTTTAAAACTTATTTCTTTTGATTGAAGTATTTTATGTTTCCAAAAGATTAAGTCTGTTTTGTACTTAAAGTCTTTAACAATATCTCTGAATGGAATTACTTTATAGGCATTATTCTCTTGAATATAACCTAGTTTAATTGCTAATGAAAGATAGTTATTGAATGTTGTAGGATGGAGATTAAATCGTTGAGCTATCTTATATTTAGCCTCTTTAAAGATGACAGAGTTCTTCCTATATCTCTTGAAAGCTACTACAAATGCTAATATTTTAATCTCGTTACTATGCATAAAAAAAGCCCTAAGCACCCCCACCACAGAACTTCTTAGAGCTTAATTTATATACCATTACGGTATAATAAAGTCTTTTTTTATTGCAGTGTGGGTGTGAAACAAAAGTAATAATTATTTTCTAATAAACAAATTATTTTAAATAAAAAAAGTGAAGTCTTTACAAACCTCACTTTCCTAGTTATCCAGTCTTTTTACATCACTAAACTATAAATCTTTGAATGAGAGTACAAAAATCTAATACCAAAGGTATTAAAATAATTATTAATACAACAAAAAAAGAGTAAAAAATTTCTTCTCTACTCTTTTCCTGAAACAAAAATGAAAAAACTAAAATTATGAATTAAAACAAATTACACAGCACAAATATACAATTAATATTCAAAAAAAACGAATTATTAAAATAATTATCTTTGACACAATAAGACTTTAGGATATTAAGACTAATGCCTAGTTACTAATCACCAATGACTAATAGATGACATACAGATTTGTTGCATACGACTTACAGAAATCACTAAAGAAAACCTTTGATGATGCCGATATTACCTTAATCCAGATAATCTACTGGGTACAGGTAGTTGCTAATAGAATACGTTTACAACAATATGCGGTTACTAAATCAGATTTATTTACCTCTACGTTCTATCCTGTTACTGTACAAAAAGACGATAAATCAAGAAAATATATTGACCTGCCTACTCAAATAATGGATTTACCAAATAATGAGGGTATCGCATATATAACATACAATATTGACACATTATCCTGTCATGGTGATAGTTTTGCTCAGACATTCTTCCAGCCAGTAAATACGATGGAAGTACAACACCTATACCTAGATGAATATACTACCCCTAGTGCTAAAAACCCTTACTTTAGAAGAGTAGCCGACAAGGTAAACAATGTATCCGTAAACAGGATTTATTTATTAGGTATTGAATGCGTAGAAGTAAAAGATGTTGAGATAGCGGTTCGTTCTTCTTTAGACCCTAGAAATATTTGTTCATTAGATGATGAATTACCGATACCCGATGAAAGAGTAGGAGAACTTATTCAGGAGGTTTTAAAGTTAGGTAGGTATGTAATGCTTATTCCTGATGAAAGAGCAAACGATGGAGCGGATAGTACAGAAGTAAAACAACCAAAGCAGTACGCACAACAAACTCAAAATAGTAACCAACAAGAACAACAGTAATGGTAAGTAATGACTTCGTTAGCGCAAATCACATACTGGCAGAAATAACATCTACAGTTGATGATAAGGCATTTAGAAACGGATTCCCTAAAGGATGGTTTATGTCTAGGATTCAAGATGCTATGCAGGAACTAGCTGTCGATACCATGTACTTTAAACTTCAACATGATGAAGAAATACCAGCATCATTACAAGTAAAAATACCTGAAAACGTATTTAATATACGTGAAATATACCTTTATAACGGAAGCTTCTGTAACCCAATTAAAACACAAAACGTTTATTATAAAAGACTTTTTAATAATAATTACGATGGACAGGGTTATACTGCTATGATAAAAGATGACGGTTCAAATTCAGGCGACCCATTTGTCGGTGATTTATCTCGTAATTCGATAACAAGCCCGTATAACCTATACGACTATTACGCTAATGAGCAAAACGGAATACTTATGCTTAGTAGGTCAAGTATCGGATATAAGTACATAAGAATAATATTTAATGGGTTTGGAACTGCCGTTGGTGATATTCCAATAATACCTAGAATGTTTGAAGAAGCAATAAAAGACTTTGTTTATGTAAGGTATTATAATGCCATGAAGTCAAGAGACCCTAGAAAATATCGTCCTTTATGGATTGATGCTAAAAACGATTTAGAGAATCCTCAAACAGGCTCTTGGAATAAAGCTAGAAAGAGAGCTAATTCTATGAATACATATGAACGTGAATCTATGAATCTTTATATTGGAAGTCTTATACACAAATGAGCAGAAAGCATTTTAAAATAGACCTTAAAGACTATAGTAAGGGAATTAACGGAGACATGAACAAGGAACTCTTAGGAGGTCAAGCCGGAGTTCATGTTGACGCTCTTAATATGCGTTCTATGTCTGCCGATGGTGATGACTATGCTAAGAAAAAAATAAAAGGTGAAGAATCATTATATCCTAATCTAAACAATAGATGCTCATTAGAAGAACCATACGCCCCTTTAAGTGCTACATATGAGTGTATGGCTACACTAGAAATAACAGAACATATTGTTGAGATATGGGCTAGTACAACTCCAGAAACATTTGACCCACTTATTAGAGTTGATGGTAAAATAGTTCTAATGTCAGCTGATTTTCCAGTTGATGTAGAACACCCATTACAATATCATAAAAACGAAAATTGTGTAGGTGGAGAAATATACATTACAAACAACAATACATCGCCAATTATTCTTTCCTTAAAAGACTTAATGCTTAATTCAGCAATGACCTACGATGGAGTTGTAGGAGAATGTACTGACAAGTATTTTGAGGGATTTATACTAGATGAATATACAATTAATGTTTTTTCGTCTGTACACAAACCTAAATTTATTAAACAAGATACAAGTATTGTTGGTTATGATAGCGTTATAGGTTCAGGAGGTCTTCCAATAGGTTCTTATTCCTATTCTTATAGGTATTCTACTGCGCTAGGGGATAGGTCTATTTTTTCTCCAATAACAGAACTTATACCAGTAACTAGAAATGTATCTTCACAGTTTACCGAGCATCCATACCTTAGAACATATAGTGGAGACCCAAATTTACTTTCACCTACTGTTTATGGAAACCATATAAGACTTAGAATAGAAAACTTTACAGGATTTGAGTTTATTGAAGTTAGGCGTGATTCTTGGTATGGTGGTGATGCTATTGGTTCTCCCCCTGTTTCTGAAATAATTGGTTCTATAAACATATTAGAGGGCGTTAGCGTTTTAAACATACTTGATAAATGTGATTCAACAGAGGTTCAGGAGGTATTAACGCTAGAGGAATCATCTGACCAATTAAGTTCCATAAATTCAGCAAAAAGTATTCGTTATTATAATGACAAATTATGGCTATTTAACGTAAAATACCAGTCAAAAGATATTGATAACCAAATTGATTTTGTAGATGATGAAGATGTGATATTCCCAACGATAGAAAAACTAGGTCTTTTAGGGCATAAACACGCATATAATTCTACTTACTATAAGGCTAATATGCGTGGTGAGATACATGGATTTGGAGTTATATTATTTGATAATGCTGGAAACATATCTTATGCTAAAAAAATAACAGATGCGGATAATTTTACTTTTCCAAATAGACGAGATTTAGTTTCAAATTTAACAAAAGGAACATCGTATAAAGGTTTGGTTACTGCTGCTTCAACAGATATAGGAACAGTTGATGAAACACACGAGGTATTTGACCACACTGACGCTGTAGAAAAAACAGGAGGTTTACAATATAATCTTCTTGATGCTGGTGGTGGAGATGACACGTATTATGCAGTACACCCAATATCACAAGCAGATACTGATGGTAGTGGTTTTGAAAAACCTAATGTAGCAGTTTATGAAACAACAACATTTGCATCAGGAGACCATGTATATACCCCAGAGGGATTCGGATTGAATTATTACTCAATGGGGGTTTCTTTTAAAGGTATAAACACTTCAACATTACCTAATTGGGTTAGTGGGTTTTCGGTTGTACAAACAGAACCAGCTGGGAGGGTTGTTGCGCAAGGTTTAGGGTTTTATGACCTAATAAGTTCTGATGGAGGTTTAGGTGGCAATAGTGGGAAAGAAGTCGATAGCATTGTAATATATTTTCCAGACCTTGATGAAGATACAGGGATTAATCCATCTATTGTAGATGAATTATTAGATTCTAGTATAGCTTCCGCTAATTATGAGATACAATTAGTTTCTCCTTTGGGTTTCTTTACAGAAGTGTATAGTTTTCTTAATTCCTTGTTTGCCACACCAGACAGTGTAAAAAAAGGAACTGATTTTGTTTCATATTGTAGAATACTTTATGAGAATGGGCAAATAAACCCAACAGATAGTGGTGGAACAGTTGGAAATGGGGGATATGTTGACTTTGGAACTTGGAGAGAAACAAGCGAAAACGATTCTCTGTTTGGAGGCGTTGACGGAGGGAATGTTGCACTCGGAATAACAGATATTTCCCAAATAACTACCGAATCAGGTACTGGTAAATATTTTAAAATAACTTTAGATACTTCTATTTACACAGAGGCGTATTGTAATAGTGCGCAAGATTCGGAAGACCCTGACGTTAAAAAATGGCACGAGCCTGTTTATGCAGTAAATTTGGTTAAGAAAAATGAAGCAATTGCAGATTCTATTACAACTCAATATAAATACACAGGAGATTTTACTAAAATTAAGTCTTTAATAGCTATAGGAACTGGCGGTGCTATATCCCCTGTTCTTGTTTCTGAAAGATGGGAAGACTGTATTCAAGATATAGCAGGCTCTGTAAATAATGACTACTCAACACTTGAAAAATTTGTTACAGTAAAAGATGTAAATACTGGAACAGAGAGACTTTGGCTCAATGTAACAAGTTATACTAATGGAGAAATAATTACCGTACTTACAGATATTGACAATGATGGGTTCTACGTAGCAACAGACACATCAGGTTCGTATAATGTTTATGGAATATATAAGCACACAGAAACTACAGATGATATTTGTCCAATATTTACATTAGTTTTTGCAGACTTAGGACTTGGCGGAACTTCAACTTCTTATTTCCCATCGAATGGTAGTGAAATTTATGTTAAATACGATAATAGAGTTCCTGTAAGGGTATTCGGAGGTGATACATATATAAACGAGAGTGTTTGGGCTATAAAAGATAATGTATATGATGCTAATGGAGACCCAGAAACTGGTAGTGATTTTAGGATAAATGTTCCGTTTCCATACCAAGGGTATGAATTAATTGCTGATATGCGAATAATTCGTGATTGCACTGGGATTGATAAAATACAGGCTGAAAAATCTTTCTCTTTTGACCCCGACGGAGCTTCACCAGCTAGAATTAGACAATTTATAGCTGTTTGGACAGCAGAAACTAGGATAAATTTAAGTTTTTCCTTTAATGATGAGGTTGTTAAAGCAAGTGTAAATCAATTTTTCCCATTAAAAAATTATATTCCTAGACCCTATAAATGGAGTACTGGAGATGAAGATGATGCTCCAACTTTTATATCCAACAACAATTTACATTCAGACTATTTTGATGATTATGGTTACGAATGGAATTTATGGACAGTAGGTGGATTTAGATTTAAACCACAGACAAATATTGATTATTCTAAAAACCAAACAACCCTTTTAATAACATCTGTACCAACGGTAGGATTTGAAGAACAAACACACTTTTCTACACGTATAGTTTGGTCGCTACCTAGACCAATAAACATTCAAAATACACCAACAGTAAGAACTTTTCCTTCTGCTAATCTTTACGATATATCAGACGATACAGGGGAAATAAAGTTTGCTTGGAGTGCTTTATCTAATGATAAAGGCAATAACCTATACGCAATAACAGATAATGGAGTGTGCTTACTTTTGGTAGACAAAAGAATTATTCACGAAATTAACGCTAACGAACTAGCAACAGTTGGTTCAGACCTAGGGGGTATACTCAACCAACTATGGATTGATAAGAATATCGGTATGCAAGATGAAACATGGAGAAGTTGGGCTGAATATTCTAATATGCTTTTTTTCTGTAATAAGACATCTGTTTATTTGTTTACTGACAACCAATTAACAGATTTATGTCAAACAGGGTTTAGAGAGATGTTTATAAATAGAATTGCACCATATATCGAAAGTGCGTATGGGAGTAAACTAGCAGGAGCATTCAATCTTAAAAACCAAGAATATATATTAACGTTCGATAAAACAAATATTGATGATGAAACCGATGGCTATGACTTAATCCCTCAAAGTATAATATTTGGGTTACAACAAAAAATGCTTCAATGTAGAAGTAGTTATGTTTACGATAAATACCTACAAATAGACAATAAATTGTATGGTATGAAAGATTTTGTTACATATACATTAGGAGTAGGTAATTTATTATCAGGTGAAGAAATTGAGGCTAGTGTTACAGGAGTAAGTGATGCTGAAATATATTTTGATAAAGAGTTTCTAAGAATTAGAGTTAATAGTAATAGTAAACCAGAGAAGATAGAATTTTACGATTCGTATAGCCAGTATTTAACTGGTATTCCGTCATCTACCGTTGATGCTATTGCTGTTCCATTATCTATAAAAGACTACTACGGATATGAGTGTTACGTTCCAAGAAAAACTTTAACACCTTTTGGTAGACAACAGGGTAGAGTGTTATTATTTAAAATTATAAGCACCTTAGATGAAGACTTTTTAGTATCGAGTACTGGTATTCAATACAAACAATTGAAGTAAAATGTTTAAATTTGTAAAAAAGAATATATTATGGCAGATGGTGTAGGAATGGCTGCTGCTACTGGAGCAGGTTCAGGAGCATTAAAAGGAGCTAGTTTAGGAGCAACAATAGGTAGTGTAATTCCTGGCGTAGGAACAGCGGTAGGTGCTGGTGCTGGTGCTATAGCTGGTGCTGTTATCGGAGGTGTTTCGAGTGGAACAAAGAAGAAGAATGCGGTTGAAGCGATGGATGCCATTCAGGCGGAATCACTAGAGGAAAGAGCGTTACAAAGATTCTTTGCAAGAAGAAAAAGAGCCTATATGACCGGAACAGCAAATAACTTAGATAGAGCAGCATTAACTTCAGGACTTAAAACAGGAATAAATAATGCTTTTAAATATGGTGCATCCACTAGAGGATTAAATGCTATATCCCAAATGTACCAACAAGGGCTTATGGGATTAAACCAACAGGGTCAACAAATAGCTATGCAGTATGGAGCGCAAGAAGCAGCTACCATTAATAACATGGTTCAACGAAGACTGGAACTTTCTTTGCTTAAAGCATCACAGGCATCTGCAGAGGCTGCTCAACAAACAACCGAAGATAAACAAAACGTAGGAGTTGGTCTTATGAAAGGATTAGATGGATTAAACCAGTATAATGATAACTTAAGTAAAGCAAACTTTGCCTCTACTCAAAATAAAATTACTATGAAAACCCCTTTAGCTCCTAAAATTCTTGTTGATGAAGTTGACACAGGTCTTACTCCTATTGATTTAGCAAGTACAGATAATTTATCAGGAAACTGGGCAGGAGGTTTTACATTTTAAGAAACTATGGCAGAAAAGAAAACATCGGGAGCTTTAGGTGGTATTATAAATCCACATTCACCAGTAGATATTAATGTAGATAATTCATCTTTTATTGAAGATGGAACAGGTCTTATTAACCCTACCGAGCAACTTGTCGAATCAGCGATGATGGACGCAAGAACACCCGATGAAGCTAGAAATGTAATAGATGTAGCTAATGTTTTTGATAATACCATAAAACAGTCTAAAAACCTACTTACAAAAGAAAAAGAAGTAACAAAAAAAACAATAAACGCTTTATCTAATCTTAAACTAGATGATTGGCAGAATAGGAATTACCAGTTTTCGGGTAGCGACCTTAATATGGGGTTGTTTAATTCCTTTGCTAATCTACCAGCAGACCAAAGACAAAAGGTATTAGATGAGTTGAATACATCTGTTAAAAACGATAGAAGAAATGCAGTTGAGCCAGCTATTGAGGCACTTGGAGTAGAATCTTATTTTCCATCTAAAGGTTTTAATATTAATGTAGGAACATATTCAGGAAAAGTTTTAGGGAATGTTCCCATTTTTGTTGCAGGTGGTGGTCAACTTCCTTTTGCTCTGCAAGATGCTAGAAAACGAGCATTAGAGAAACAGGCTAAAGAAAAGGCAGACTTAAACGATAAATTATCTAAATTAAACATAGATACCTCGCCACAGTATCAGGCGCAGTTTAATGAACTTTCTTTTAACACTATTAATTCATATTTAGAGAAGTTCGGATGGGATGCAACCAAAATGTATGATGGTAAAACTAGACTAAGTAGGATGGCTATTGATGACATTACAAGACTTGAAGCACAGGCTAAAGAGATAATGTATGTTGATAAAATAGCTGCTAGTGTAAAGAAAGATTTACAGGATGGAAATTATGTGCCACCAGACACAATTAATTTGTTAACCGATTGGGAAGCTGGGAAGCTAAACCTTAAAGAGTTTTTAGGTAAAGGGGGAAAGATGTCTGAACTTGCTAGAAAGATGAAGTCTTACGACAATATCACTAAGCGTACTGATGAACTTTCAAAAACGGTTAACGAACAAGGAATGACTATACGCCCTCTCAATCCTAAAAGGATGACTACCGATTCGGAGTATGTAACAGATGCTGGAGATTCTTTGAAGTATAAGAAAGGAATGGGTTATGATATGTATCTTTCTGTTATTGGAAAATATTATGACCCTAAACAATTTAAAGAACTTATAGATAACGAGTGGAATAATAATAATTTCTATAAAGGAGAAACGCCTGAAGAAGAACAGGAATTAAAAGGACAGTTTGCAGGGCTAATGGCTTCCAAAATTGGCTCTAAGATTGAGGTGTCAGATATTAAAACAGTATCTACCGATGAAACAGAAAGAAGAAAATTATCATTTGAGATGGCTAAAGATAGACGTTCTAGGGAACAATACTACGATACGGCAGACAAAGAATCTTTAAGTGCAGGAAATTCAGCTAGAAACATAATAGATTCAGCTTTAAAAAGTGGTAAAAACCTTACAAGTAAAGAAAAAGGGCAAATATATATGAATGAATATAGTAAAAGAGGATTAGACCCATATCAAGATAAATATGGAAATTGGGTTGCTGGACATCAAGGATTTATTATTCATTTAGCTGGACAAAAAGATGCGGAGGGTAAAGAGAAAAAGTATGTATTAAACACTAACAGACAGACTGGCAAGGTTAATGTTTTGTATTACGACAAAAGAACTGGAAAACAAGTTCAGGCTAAAATCCCATTAAGCAAATATTCTGAAAACCCTAGTCTGTATAAAGACCCTAAAACAAAAAGAAATTTTACTCCGCAACAAGTAGAAGATTTACGTTATGCTAACTCTTTAGATAAAATAGATTTAGACGTAGATATACAATACGGATATGATGCTGTTGAAGACCCAAAAACTGGTAGAATGTACCCATCAGATGTTACAAACATTAAAGGGAAAAGAGCAACTATGATTACATCTCGGGGAACTTTTCAAGTGCCAGTAGAAAACGCTAGTGGAAGTGGTGGATTTTTGGACGCCTTAACAAAAACTGCATCAGCTGGAAAAACAAGAAAGTCTAGTGTTTCTATTGAATATAGTGTAAACGGTTCTTCTGACATCAATAAAGCTACATTAGGTACTATCAAGACAGAAGATACTATACAACTACAAAAGATAGTTGACTAAATGATAAATTATCATTCGGTTAATTTTGATGTGAACAAAGAATTAGAATCAAAATTATTTTTTACCGCCAATTAATTTATTAATTTATAATTTTCAGTATATTCTAGTAATTTGTTATACCTTTCTTTCTTCGAGAATTATAAGAACCCAATTGTAGGAACTTTGTTGTTTTTTATACATTTTACTAAATTGTAAGATTGTTTATATTTTATAATTTTATTTATAGTTTTACTGTACCTTTCATTGGGCTTGTGTCTAATGAAAAACACCTCATACTTTTCTTCTATAAATTCTTGCCTTTCATTATCAATTTCAATTCTTTTTTTATGAAATTCTTCATCAAATTCAATACAAAGTTTAATCTCATCGCAATATAAATCTACATAATAGTTTTCAAATTTTTTCTGTCTTTCAAAATAAAGTATGTCAAAAAAAGATTCTTCAATATAAGAACAAAACTCCAACTCATCTCTAGTTATGCTTTGATTTGGTATTTTATTTAACCAATTATAAAAAACCAAAAATAAATCCTCTTGCATCCAAGTACATCCGCCTTTTCCTCTTTTAGCTTCGTGTAAATAAGGCAATTTCAATTTTAACAAGAGGTTATTGTATATTTGTTTTGTGCTTTTATTACTCCAGAATTCAGAAATAGATTTTTGAATTCTATTATTTGTGTTATAAATATTCAATAATTCTGTCGCATTGAAAAAATTGTCATCAGCACGTTGACTTGCTTTGTTTGTTATCATAATATATACTTTTTAGTTTAAAAAACAAACAAATATAAGTAATTAAATTTAATTAGTTGCATTATATATTATGTTAAATAGAATTTTCTTAAATGTGTTAGGGAACTTTAATTTTTCCCTAACGATTCCCTAACTTAACCAACAAAAAACTATTAAGTATTTTCTTTATCTTTACAAGAAAAAGTTAGATGGCTAAGAACTTCATGGATTCTCAAACAGGTGGGGAGGGTCAAACACTTCAACTTCAAGATAATACTATAAACAATCAAGAACAATATGTTGCAGATATTGAAGCACCTATTCAAGAAAGTGCGCCAGTAGAACCACCACCATTAGCACAAGTAGCTACTGTTCCAACAGAACAAGAAGCACTAATGCAAGAAGCTAATGTTCCACCAATTCCACAAATATCAGAGCAAGAACAACTAAACATTGATGCTGACAGTATTATGGGGATTACTCAATCACTAGACGAAATTGATGCAGATGAGCCTATAACACTTGACTTAAAGCCAGTTGAAGAAATTGAGTACGATTTTGGTGTAGATGTAAACTTAGAAGAAAAAAATAATTCAATAGATTATGATTTTGGTGTAGATGTAGAACCGTATTTCCCTAAACAAATAATTCCTGAAAAACTAAAGCCAACACCTAAACCACAAACTCAAATTTTATCTTATTCAACAAAGCCAGAAAATGAGTATAGGATTATTAATGGGTTTTATCAAAAAAAAGTAAAAGGAAGTAACGGAGAATGGTTTACCATTACTAACAAAGGTTCTGTTGATGCCTTAAATAGAGAGAATAAAACAAATGCTAAAACTTTTAATGGTATTTATACTTATACGGATAGTTCAGGAAAAGAAAATAACTACGAGTACATAAGAGAATCGGGAAAATGGAAGAAGAAATTAAAGGGTAGTGATGAAGATTATTACGAGGTAACAAACATAGGGAGTATTTCCGCTCTTGACAGGCAATGGGGAACAAAGACTAAACACCCAAACCAAAAGGAGATTAAGGAAATATCGTCAACTTTTAAGTTACTAAACAATGAGGGTTTTGGTGCGCCCCAAAGAGTAGGATTTGGAGCAGAACCACAGTCTTTTTATTCAGATGGAACTCCAGTAGTTGATAATACAGATGTTGCAGGTACACTATTTACTCCTAAACAAGAAAAAGGGATAGAAATAAGTGTCAATGGAAACGAATCGTATTACGAGAATGAGTTTAACAGTATTGAACAGGCAAGACTTGACGAGTTACAGTATGCTAGAACACCTAAACAACAAGCGCAGGTAAACGCAACTTACGATAAAAAAAAGAATCAGCTCTTAAGAAATCAGCAAACTTTCGGTCAAAAAAAAGTAGTTCTTCCAACCCTAAATCCTGCTAACGAGGATTTTTATTCAACATTAAATAAGGCTATTGGGATGGATGTAAGTCCTAAATCTTTTTCTAAAGACCCAATTAAAAAGTTCCAAGAACAAAAGGAGGCAAACATAAAATTAAAAAAAATAATTAAACAAACAGGAACTGTTGATTTTAATGAGGCTAAAAACTTTGCTGAAAAAGACATAGATTCTTGGGGGGCTTCACAAGGGGTTGTTCTAAGTAAAGACCAACAAGGACAACTTAAAGATTACCAAAAAGAAGTAAAAGAATTACTTTTAGACCCTATCGATAATAATAAAAAAATTATAGCTAAAAACGATGAGATAAAGAAGTTTGTAGAAACTTCACAAAATATCAATAACGATTATAACGAGGCTAATCAAAGAGGTATAAGTATTAAAACACTTATGCTTGAAAGAAAGATTGATAGTATTAGACACCTAGGAAAAGACCCAAACCTTACAAGTTCAGATAAGTTTACATTTGACAAGTTCAATATGCACGTTGATATGTATAACTTCATGCAAGATTATATTGATAACGGTAAGATTAAAATTGAAAATGGAGAAATAAAAGTTAACATAAGTGATAAAAAAGAGTTAGCTTATGTGAAACAAAAATTAGCTGGATTTCAAAAAACAATAGATGATTTAGATAATTCTGTACATAATACTTTATCTGATGATATATTACGAATTGATACTAAAATCAAACGTTATGATAGTGGTATAGCAAAACTTGAAGATAAAATAGAAAACTTAAAATTTGATTATACTAAAGGAGAGAGTATTACAGACCTTATTGACTTAAAAGAGAAATTAGATGTCTATAAACAAAAAAGAGATTTTTTAATTGGTGAAAAAACTAAACTTAAAGAAAACAAACGAAATTTTTTCTTAACAGAACCTAAAGAAACGGCTAAACTGTTTAATGACTTTTCAACACCAACAGCTAAAGCTATTTGGAATAATTTACCTAAAGGACTAGACCCTAAAACTAAGTTTGATATTTGGTATAGCGATTACGAAAAAGACACTAAAAAGTTTGCTAGTAAGTACGAAATAGATACCAACTTATGGGATAAATACGGAGCAAGACTTCGTGATGCCTTAGACTGGAATAGTTTAGGTATAGCATTAAGCGATGAGGAAAAAGAATACTTTAAAAGGGTAAAAACTTTAAATTCTTTAAAATCACTTTACTTAAACAACGACTTAGGGTTTACCTCTGAAAGTGCTGGATTTTGGGATTCTGTTGTTAACGGAATAGGGAAAGAATTGAAACCATCAACAGCAGGAGCAGATGGTTATATTTCAGAAACAGAAAAGGCAAGAATAATAAGAGGTACTTTAGGTGAACAGGGATTTGATAAGAAAGATTTAACGGCATATACTAAACTAGAGGACTTAAAAAACAGAGGAGAAACCCACTGGGCAACTAGAGAGGGATTTGGAGAAATGATAGGACTTTCTACTGCAATAGTAGGTAAGATTGTTTTATCTGCTCCATCAATCAGTGCACCAATGTCTTTTCTTAGAAATGGGGTTAGATTAATAAGCCTTACCGATAGAGCAATGGATACTAAAAAAGCCATTAAAGGACTAGAAACAGTAGTAAAATCTTTTGATGATTATTACATTAATAGTACAAAGTTTGGTAGGTTTATAAAAGAGGGTGTAAAACAGGGGGCGCAATTTGAAGTTGCTGGAATGTTTTTTAACGACCCAAATAAGCAATTAAAGTTTGCGAATGGTTTTGTTGGACTTACTGGTTCAAAAGCTATTATAGGGCTATACGGTAAAACAAAAAAAGCATTAGGGCTTACGGCTTCAATCTTTGGTCAAAGTACACCAAAAGCTGTTCAGGTGATTAAAAATGTAGGTGCTAGAGGGGGTGGTGAGGTGATTGAAGAAAGTTTACAAGAACTAACATCAATTTATAATGATGAACTAAGAACTAGAGGTTTTTGGGATGAAGTAGCAACTAGATATAAGGATATTGACGATGTTATGCAACTTGTTGTTTCTTCGTTTATTCTTGGTGGTGCATTTGGACTGGCACTTCCGCAATCAACACAAGATGCTTACGATAATTTAGAGCCTAAACAAAAAGAAACGATAAAGGATATTGTTGAAGAAGTACGTAATGATGTAGATGAAGCTAACGTTGAGGCAGACGAAGTAGCTAAAGAAGTTGCTGATAACTTAGAAGCATCAGATAATTTAGATAAAGAAGAAGTTGTTAAAGAAACGCCTCCTGAATCAAAAGAAAAAGAAACTGTAAGTGATACAGTATCAGAAGATAAGATAGAAGAAGTTAAACCTATTGTTGAAGATGTATCGCCAGAGGAAGATACAAAGATTATTCAAATGCCTAAACAAGAGGGTTTAAGAATGAATCCAAAGACTGCTCAATTTTTAGGTAAAGAAGTAAATATTAAAGGAACAACAGAACAGGAATCTACCATAAAAGAGCCAAGTAAAGAACAACTTAGAAAAGATGTATATAATGGAGATGTTTCTTCGTTTGAATATGAAACAGAAGCCGAAATACCCGAATACTTTAAAGATAGGGTTAAACCTACTAAAAATGAGAATGGAGATGATATATTTGAAGTTACAGTTCCAAATTCGTTACTTGATTTTTATTTAGAAAAAGAATTACTATCTAATAAACAAGTAGAAGATAATAATTTAAGAAGTGGAGAGGCAAGTCCTGAAATTTTATTAAATGAAGATTTAGATACAGCTTATATAGACCAAAATAATAAAGTTTATACGGAAGAAGATGTTCTTAAAATGGATAAAAAAGAATTATCGGATATGATAATGCAGAATCCATCTGAAAAAGTAACTTCTTATGTAGAATCTTATTTTAAAAAAGAGGGTAAAATTAAAATAAGCGAACCTCTTATTTTAAAAAATGAGCAAAATTTAAAACAAGAAGAATATGATAAAGAAAACCAAACAGGGATATCAAGTGGTGAGCAAGGAGGGGAAAAGACTATCAAAGGAGAACCTATCCAAGCAGGAAGCACAGAGGAGGCTTCGACAAGTGGAATTTTGGAAGCACAAGAACAGGTAAATGAAACCGCTCCAAATGTATTTGATAAATTTGCTAATAATATACGTAAATTAAAAACAGATAAACCAAAAATGATTAATCCTTTAACGGGAGAAGAAATCGAATTTGTGAAATTTGGTATTGATTGGAATGATTTAGTTGAAAAGGTTGCCGACATGGTAGAAAAAACAGGTGATATAGTTGGTGCTGTAAAAAAATATTTAAAGACGAATGAATTTTATAATAGTTTGTCTGATTCTAGTAAAGAAAATATTGAGAAACAAGTTTTAGCTAACCTACCAAGCCAAGAAGATGTTGTTAGTGATGAGCCTGTAGAGCAATTAGTAGAAGAATCTAATCCAGTTAGTGAGGGTACAACAATGGAAACCCCTAAAGCTGAAAAACAAACAGAACCTGTACAGAATATTCCACCTAGAATAGTACCTGAAAATATGTCTAAAAAGGGTGAAGCAGAAAAAGCACTAGAAGATGGTAAAAAATATAGTTCAGCAGCGTTTAGAGCATCCGAAATGCAGGACGAAGCAATGGCTAAGAAGATTAAGGATATGGGTACTTATACTGTCCAAAATCAAGAAGAGTTTTCTAAAAAAATAGACGAGTTCCTTACACTAAGAACGCCATTAGAGGCTATATTATATGTTAGGTCTGCCCAAACAAGCGAAGTTAGTAGAGATATTAAGACTGCTGTTATTATGGAGGGTTCAGCAAGAATAACAAATGATGCCATGGTTTTAAAAGATAAGGCAATTAGAACAAATGATAATGAACTTTTACAAATTGCGGAAACAGAACTTGAAAGTGCAATGGGTTTCTTGGCAGAAGTTTCACTTGAAAGAACACAGGAGGGACAAATAAATTCCTACCTAAATAAAGTTTATCAGAAATATCCTACTGTATTTTCGATGGAGAAAGTTTACGGATTTGACCCTAATAGAAAAATTAGAGAAAGAATACAGGAACATATTAATAGCGGAAGATATGGAGTGTTGAATGCTTTGGGTAGTTTAGTTAATGAAGCATTCACAGATGAAGTTATTGATGAGGCAATTAAAAAAGTTTCAAATAAGAAATATCCTAAAAAGCCTAAAGAAACAAATGCTCAAAGAGAAGCAAGAATAGCAGATTTAAAAATAAAAATAGAAGAAACATATAAAAGGCTAAAAGAAGAATTTAAGAAAGGAGGAAGTGGCGAGTTGTCTGCTAATGGATTTCCTACAAGAATCATTGAGAATGTAGGTTATTTAGTTGCTTATCACGTTCAACTTGGAGTTTTAAATGCTATGCAGATTGTAGAAGAAATTTACAAAAATTTAGTTGATGGCAATCCCTTAAACAGAGACAATATACTTGCTATCGCTAGAGAAAACCCTGAATTTGAAGCTATATATCAATCTGATTTAGACAAAGCTAAAAGTCAAAAAGAAAGACTTGCTAAGTATAAATCTATCTTAGCTGATTTGGAAAAAGGTAAACAAAGAAACAAAAGAACTCAAAATAGAACAGAGGATTCTACTGAACTAAAAGAGGTCAAAGCAAGAATAGCCGAACTCGAAAAAATACAAAACCTTAAAAAAATACTTGAGGGATTAAGAAAAGGTGTTGGAGAATATACACCAAAATTAAACGAAAGGGTCAAAAAGGTATCTGATGAAATAGAGGTTTTACAGAAAGCTATCGACAAAGAGAGGATAATTACCACAGAGGCTATAAAAAAAGCTGTTAAAGACCACTATATGGGTAGAAGTCAATATACTAGAACGCTTGTAGATGCCATAATCAGTAAAACGAATATTCCTAGAGAAATGGCAGAAGATATAGCTAAAGAATATGAGGATAAAATTAATGAAAGCATAGAAAAACTTGTAGCTAAAGAGCAACTAAAAATAATTGATGCTATTAAGAAACAAGATGGAAGATTAACAACCGAATCCTTAAAAGAAAAGAAAATAAGAGGAACTATAAGTGAAGAAGAATCTTTAGAATTACAAAAACGTATAGACGAATCAAATAATAGACGTGAAAGAAACAAGATTATGAATATGATTAAACTTGGCGGTATAACAGATGCCAATGAGTTTACCCGTGCTTTTGAAAAGCGTTTTGGTTTTAGAAACATACCATCAGATATTCGTAAAAAAATAGATAGTATTTCTTGGCAGATGTTTAAACTGGAGGAGGATTTGTCTAAAGAAATAGAAACTACTAATGGGAAACCTAAAGTGTTGAACATCTATAAGAAGAATCAAATACAAAGGCTTCAAATGCAGATTAACACGCTTCTTGAAACAGCTAAACCATGGAACTTTTATAAAGTTGCAAGAACAATAGAATCTACAATGTACACGGCTGTTTTATCAAACATAGTAACATTCTTTAAAGCTGGTATTGGTGGTTATGGAGAGGCTGGATGGGGTTCGCTTATTTACGCAATGAATAATCTTGTTCCGTCTATATCTAATATAAAAGATAAAACGTATAAAAGAGATGTTAACGCTTATGCTAAAGGAATTTATGCAGGGTATAAAGCAATACCAACAGCATTTAGGAAAGCAGCAATAGCTAGAAAAACAGGATTTAATTTTTACGGAGAATCTGGACTTCGTGAGGGTCAATCTTCCGTTGATTCAAGAGGAAACCAAATGAAAAATCCTATTGAAAATGCTTTATTATCAGGTCTAGGTGAAGCGTTTAATAATAAAGAATATAGTAAAGTTGCGTACAAAACTTTTGGTCAAACGTTTAAAGGTGTCCATGCACTTGGGGCTTTAGATACGTTTATGAATGTTATTGCAGGACAAGTAATTGGAACTACGGAAGCTGTTAAAGCAGGAAAAGAACCTGCTTACCTATTAAATGATGAGTTTAGAAAAATAGCGGAAGAAGACTTTAAACAAATAGAAGATAGAATAAAAGAATTTGTTACCTATAATTACCCTGAATACTCTGATGCTGAAAAAGAAAATAAAGTTGTTGAGTTAATTAGGGATGAGCTAGGCATTACAGGAAGTAGATTTAACGCTAAAGAAACATATCTGTCAACTAGAGTTCAAGAATTGCAAGAAAATGAATTAGGAACTCATTTTGAGCATGGTGTACAGTTAGCAAAAGACGTTTCCTTGATAGCAAAATCTGATGGGGTTTTAGGATATGGCTTAGATAGACTTCAAAAAACTACTGCAATAAATGAAAATGACAATGCTTTTGTAATGTCTAGTAAGCTACTATTTAACTTAACTTTTATGTTCCTTAGGCTTTCTGTAAACATCTTTAATAAGTCTAAAACTGGAATGCCTATACTTGGAGCAATTGATGCTTATTATGGAATAGGATATGACCCTGTATCTGGAGAGTTTATTAGAGATATAAAAGGAAAACAAATTGCTAATCCGCTTCTTGCAAAACAACGACTTACCTCTAACTTAGTTGTTACAGGGTTAGCACTTGCAGGACTTATGCTCATGATGGAATGGGATGATAAAGAAAAGAAATATAAATTAAGAAAAGATAGACCACTAGACATTAGAGGTTTTGGTGTTAATTTTAAAGAAAACGAAAAAGCTCACGAAAACTACCAACCACTATCAATATCATTTACAAAAGACAAAGACGGCAAATTTGATAATTATATAAATTTTGAGTTATCTCCATCTATTCAGTCTGTACTTGCAAATATTACAGGATTTACGGACTACCTGCATGAAGAAATGGGAGAAAGAAGAATGGAAAATTTTTCATCTGCTCCAAATACTAAAGGATTTGTAAAAGCACTAGGGAACAATTTAAGAGTGTTTACTGATAATAGCCTTACATCTTTAAGTAGAATGATTAGGGATTACAACCAAGCACCCGACGATAACCCATTAATAAAATGGGCTTCTGTTGGAACTGGTGTGTTAAGAGATAAGACTAAACCTATACTTGCCCCTGCTATTCTTCAAGACATATTCGTTGCTATTGAATCGGCGTACGATAAACCCGAAAAAGATACTCAGGGAGACTATTCATTAGTAAAAGGATTTGCTAAAAACTTCTATGGACTTGATGGAATAATTGACAAGAATAAAACAGATGTATTTGGAAATATATATCCTAAAGAAACCAACTACTCTAAATTCCTTAAAGAGACTTTTGATATAGGAGAAAAACGTTCAGAAAAACTTAAAACAGTTGGATTGTTGTATAAGTTTGATAGAGGTCTTAATATAAGCAAAAGATATTTTAGTGAGATGCGTGAGGATTCTGAAAAAGGATTTATTTATACCATAAAGATAGATGGTGCGCCCGATTTAAAACTAAAAGTATTCTCTAAGGATAATAGTATTCAAGATGAGGCTCAAAAGATTCAAGAAGAATATTATAACAAACTTGTTTTAGAAAACTACGAATATCTAAACTCAATTAAGACTAGAGAGGTTTTAGAAAAGGATATGAAATATTTACAAGAAATTTCAACTGAATACGCTAAAGGAAAGATACTTAATAAGTATGGAAACGACAAGGAAAAACTAGACATTGAGATTAAGGAGTAATTGTACACATTGCCATTTCTCTAAAATCTTCTATTATTTTAATTGAAATTATATCAATTGATACTTCTTTTATTAAGCCAGTTTTTCTATTAAAAATATTTTTTTCTTTACCATTCTTAATTTCATGAGCACTAAAATTGTCTGGGTCAATCCAATTATTTTTAGGAACTATTTTTGAAATTTTAGATTTTATCTCATCACTTGCTTTATTTCCTTTTTTAAAAGCGTATAGCATATTGTTTATATAGCAAATAACTAACGGTGAATTAGTTAATATGTTTACACCATTAGAATAATTCATATTCCTATTTAAACTCCATCTTAGGAGGTATTCAAGATCAGATAATTCCTTTTTAACGCCCTTCATAAAATCAACCGTAAAAGTAGAGCCTATTTTATTTTTCTCTAAAAAATTAAAAGAAGCATTAATGTCTTCAATTGTAAAATAAACATTTATTTTATAACTCATAATATATGTCTAATTTATATGGGTAATAGCAGGGAATCGAACCCTACACACTTCAGAACTATCTCGAAATAGTTTCAAATAGGTGCTACCTATCACTGAAAACAGAATACCTGCTATATTTACCATTCTACCACACGACCATTATACGACACCCGATTGATTCACTAATCAATAACTCTTTTTTTAATTCCCTCTAATGGGTCAAATTTCTGCTGTATTCCAACATAGTACAATCCTTTTCTAATTATTGAATGTCTGTGGTCTTTTTTAGGAAGAACCTTTACTTCTTCCATAGATATACCATTTAGATTTTCTTTTAAAGTGTGATTTAAAATACAATCTTCTTTCACGTCTAAACAGAATCCACCATCTACTTCGTATTGGTCATAATTACCAAATAACCCATGAAGTGAACCTGACCTTTCAGATTCAGCAATAAATTGCTTTTCTATTTTTATTGCATCTGATGGAATTTTTTCTATTAAGAAAAATTCACAGTCGCCTTGCATTCCGATTTGATTAATAATTTTAAGTGTTTCCATATTTATTTGTTTATTTTGTTTATACTATTTCAAAATTAATATTAATTTGCAAATTCTAACCATTTATATTCTATATCCATAGGAACTCTATTTGGTCTATGAAACTTAATCGAATCAATCACATTGTTAAATAAAGGACAAGTATCTATAAGATATGTTTGACCTGTTGAAGGACAAGACATTTCTGTCCAAGCATATTGTTGATTCATCTCTCCTTTAGAGTTTTGTAAAAAAGAGTATTTTTCTTTTGTTTTATATAATCTTAATACTTCACTATGTTTGTTATTATGTACAATCTCTTGTTCGTCAACAAGAAAAGCTCCTAAAAATTTCAATAATGCTTCATTTCCATCACGTTCTTTTATTAGAGAAACTAACCCTGCTTTAATATCCTCATTTTCTTCTTTTATGAATTTATCAAAATAAGATTCACTCATATACTCATCAAATACCCATTTAGGAATATTTCTTCCATTTAGATAAAAACAATCAAATTTTGTAAATTCTGTTGAAAAAGCCCACTCAACCGAGTTTCCGTTTATATTATGTAAATCTTTTTCTGAATTTCGATGGATTTTCTTTGGATATTTTGACACTATACAAATAAGTTCTGAAAAAATAGCAGAATAAACTCCAGATTTCTCATATAAATTATTCCAAGAATCTAATTCAACTCCTATTTTAGATTCAATATTAAATTCTTCTTTTATAAATTTATACCAAGCCAATATAGTATTAGAATAAGCATTTGTAGTGAAAAGATAGTCATTATTATACTCAGAACGTAACTTAGAATCTAACTCAGAATCTAACTTAGAATATAACTCAGAATATAACTTAGAACGTAACTTAGAATCTAACTCAGAATGTAACTTAGAATCTAACTTAGAATCTAACTCAGAATCTAACTTAGAATATAACTTAGAATATAACTTAGAACGTAACTTAGAACG